CGTTAAGTTGATGCGGCCGTACGATGCAATGGCGGTGGAGAACCGGGTACGCCCAGGCACTCCGGACGTCAATTATATTGGTGGCTGGGTGGAGCTGAAATGGCTTCGTCGTTGGCCCAAGAACAGTGAAGAGGCGCCGGTTAAGATCGAGCACTTCACACCACAACAGCGCGTCTGGTTGAAGACGCGTTGGATGCGAGGTGGTCGCGCGTTCCTGCTGCTGCAGGCAGGCGGGACCGACTGGCTGCTTTTCGATGGCGTGACTGCAGCCTATGCGGTCGGCCGGGTACCACGTTCGAAGCTGTACGCTTACGCGCTGGCAACCTGGAAAACTTTGAACGAACAGGAGTTACGAGAATGGCTAACGACGGATTTGAAGCGCCTTCCCCGGCAGAGACAATTTTTATCGACCGCGTACGACGAGAGCATACCCAGCGACAGGCCGCAAAGCGACTGAAGGTCGCGCTCGGTGTTTACTCCCAGATGGAGCTGGGTAAGGTTCCCGCGAAGCGTGTCGCTATCGGGAAACTGGCGGCGCACGAGCGTTGCTTGTTGCAGCGCCGTAGGGCAGGTTACACGCAAGCTTCGGTCGCTGCCGACGTCGGCGTTTGCCGCTGGTGGTTGAACCGGATGGAACACGGCGAGATCGACTGCACACCCTTGAGTGCATACTGGGATCAATAAGCATGGCTGTTACGCCTAACGACCTTGATGCGCTTGACTTCCTCAAGAAGGTTTATCCGGATGGCCCGTGGGTTCTCACGGCCATCCGGACTGACCGCAAGGCCATCGACACCAAGACCTTTGGTCCCGCGACCGAGGAAGCGGCGCTCGCTTGGCTGAAGACGTTCAACGGCGACCGCAACATCTATTGGTCGACCAACCCACCAACGCGTGCGCTCACCAAGAAGGCAGAGCGCGAAGATATCAAGGAGGTTGCCTACCTCCACGTGGACATTGATCCACGTGCAGGTGAAGACCTGGAGGCCGAACGCGTCCGCTGCTTGGCGCTGTTCACCGACAAGCTGCCTGCCAGCGTGCCGCCACCAACCGTGGTGCTGTTCAGCGGCGGAGGCTATCAGGCTTTCTGGAAACTTGAAGCACCAATTCCTGTCAATGGTGATCTGGCGCTCGCTGAAGACGCAAAGCGCTACAACCAGCAGCTGGAGCTCTTGTTCGGTGGCGACAACTGCCACAACATCGACCGCATCATGCGTCTGCCGGGCACCATCAACGTGCCGGACGCCAAGAAGATCAAGAAGGGCCGCACGCCAACGTTGGCGAGGCTTATCAGCTTTGACCCTGGGCTTGTGTACCCGCTCTCCAAGTTCACTCCGGCGCCGGTGGTGCAGATCAAGGACGCGAGTGGCTTCAGCGGAGGCACTGCCGCGCCGTCGATCAAGATCAGCGGCAACGTGGCGCGGCTTGACGATATCAACGAGCTGGACAAATGGGGCGTGCCCGATCGGGTGAAGGTTATTCTCGTTCAAGGCACGCACCCAGATGAGCCCAAGGTGGGCGACAACAGCCGCTCCATGTGGATATTCGACGCGGTCTGCCAGCTGCACCGCTGCGAGGTTCCAGACGAGGTTATCTTCTCAATCATTACGGACCCGGAGTTTGGTATCAGCGAGAGCGTGCTCGAGAAGGGCAACAACGCAGAGCGCTACGCCATTCGGCAGATAGAGCGCGCCAAGGAAGAGGCCGTTGACCCGTGGTTGCGCAAGCTAAACGAGAAGCATGCTGTTATCGCCAACACAGGCGGCAAGTGCCGTATCATTCAAGAGGTGCTGGACCCGTCACTAAAGCGCAGTCGGCTAACCCGCATGTCGTTTGAAGACTTTCGCAACAGCCTGATGCACCGGAACATCGACATCGGCAAAGACGAAAAGGGTCTGCCGAAGATGATGGAGGTGGGCAAGTGGTGGCTCAAGCATCCGCAGCGTCGGCAGTTCGACACCATCCTGTTTGCCCCGGAGCAGGAGGTTGGTGAGGACTGCTACAACCTCTGGAAGGGCTTCGCTGTTAATGCCATCCCAGGCGACTGCACGCTGTTCCTCGATCACACCAAGCGCAACGTGTGCGGGAGCAACGAAGAGGTGTACAACTTCCTCTTGGGTTGGATGGCGCGGTTGGTCCAGAAGCCAGCGAGCGTTGGCGAAGTGGCTGTGGTGTTGCGTGGAGGTAAGGGCGTTGGCAAATCATTCTTCGCGAAGCAGCTTGGCTCGCTTTTTGGGCGCCATTTTCTGCACATCAGTAACCCAAGCCATCTCGTCGGAAACTTCAACGCGCACTTACGCGACGTTATTCTGCTGTTCGCGGATGAGGCTTTCTATGCTGGGGACCGCAAGCATGCAAGCATTCTCAAAACTCTCATCACTGAAGAGACAATTCAGATCGAGGCTAAAGGAGTGGACGTCGAGAGCGCACCGAATTATGTGCATCTCATTATGGCTTCTAATGATGACCACGTTGTTCCTGCTTCTGGTGATGAGCGGCGTTATCTCGTACTGGACGTTGGCACTGAGAAACAGCAGCAGTCCGCCTACTTCAAAGCGATAGACGAGCAGATGGAGAAGGGCGGCCGCGAGGCGCTGCTTCACCTGCTGCGCACCATGGACCTGTCCGATTACGATCACCGCACCGTGCCGCAGACCGCCGCGCTGCGTGAGCAGAAAGAGCTGAGCCTGGGCAGCGAGGAAGACTGGTGGTATCACAAGCTGCAGGACGGCGTTATATTCGAGCAAGACCGCGAGTGGCCAGTCGACGTGCGCAAGGAGCAGCTGTACGAAGATTATAATCAGTACACCAAGCGCTGGAACGTAACACGGCGAGGCAACCAGACTTCGCTTGGGCGTTTCATGTCGAAGTACTGCCCAAAGCTGGACGTGATCCAACGGCTGGCAACCTATACGGAGATGGACGAGCGCGGCTTCACCCGTGAGATCAAGAAGCGCGCCTACTTTTGGATGCTCCCAACGCTGCAGGAGGCCCGTGACCGTTGGGACGAGGTGCACGGCAAGCAGCGCTGGAAACATTTCACGCAGCTGAGCCTGAAAGACGAAACTGACAAGCCTCCGTTCTAACCCGTGTTTTAACGGGCTTGTCTTTTGACTTCGGACGGTGCAGGCTGGGCGACTCAGAAACCAAAGGGGCTTTCAATGATCCGCGCGGGCTGCAAGTTCACCCATAAAGAGACCGGCCGAGTTATGTCAATCACTGGCTGCTACGAGGGCCATGGCCCCGACGACCCTTCCGGCTATTATTATGTCTTTGACGACGCGGAGTGCCCGGCCTTTTGGATTTCCACCAGCGCGCTCGCCGTCCGGTTCCGTTAACCACCCATTAACCATCCTGTCAAGCCGCTAAAACTGGCTGTTGTCTTCTGCCGTCGGACGGCGCTATGCTACCGTACGATCAGAAAAGGAGTTTGGTTATGACACGGTATGTCAAGCGGATGCGCGTTACCATCGAAATCGAAATGGACAACACGTCCGCGATGTTTAACCGCTCGTTGTTCAATGAGCATACCCTCCGCGCGGTCGACGCGTTCAAGAAGGTCATGGTGTCCCCGGTTGTTTACGTTGCAACGGAGGAATGCCTGGACCCTTCGGACGAGATCGTAACCCGCGCGGTCCATGAGAACCGGCAGCTTGCCCCTGAAATCACAGTCGTCTCGTGAGCATCATGGAAACCGCCATTCACTGTTTTGAGAAGGCTGGCCTTGGCCGCGCTCCGTTCCGGTGTACGGACCTGTACAGCCTGCCCTCGCCTTCGTTAGCCGAGCACAACCCAACGGCCTACAACAACGCGCTCGCCGCGTTGCCCAGGGGCCTCTCGCTGGGCTCATGCGCCTTCTGTGGCACGGCCATCATGCACAATTTCGTGATCGAAGACGCCACGGGCAAGCGGCGCTTCGTGGTTGGTTCCGACTGTGTGGCCCGCACGGGCGACGCTGGCCTGATCAAAAAGGTCCGCGCGGTTCGGTTGGCTGCAGCCCAAGAGAAGCGCGCTGCCAAGCGCAATATGAAGGCCAGCGAGCGTGCAGCAGCGTGGGCGGCCGAACGTGAAGCGCGCCGTGCCGAGTTTCTGGTGGCGCACGCGGACCTGATCAAGGCGGCCGAACCTTTCATGGCCGACGGCGGTTTCATTCACGACGTTATGGAGCGCGGACTGTCTGGTGGTTATGTCAGCGACAAGGCGCTGGACGCGGTGGAGCGCACCATTGCCAACCTGTCCGAGCGCTTTCGCCTCCGCGCACTCTCGCGCCACGTCGGCACGGTTGGCGCCCGGCAGACCTTTAAGGTTACGGTGGAACGGATTGCGAGCTTCACGCGTCCGTCGTTCGGTGGTGGCTACGGCGCCAACGCCTACGAAACGGTTTGGATCATCACAATGAGAGACGAGGCAGGCAACGCGATCGTTAGCAAGTCGGCCTCGTTCCACGCGGAGAAGGGCAAGGCCTTGACAATCAAGGCGACTGTCAAAGAACACTCGGTCTATCAGGACGAGCAGCAGACCCTGGTGCAACGGATAAAGGTGAATTGAGATGGGCAAGGCGTGGAACAGTGGAACGAAGAAGCCGTTCGCTTCCAAACTGATTATCTACCGCTGCTACAACGATGCAGCAGGCCTGTTCGAATATTTCGAGCACGGTGAAGACAACAGGCGACCGCAGATCGCGCGGTCGAACGCGGAACACCAAGTGTGCAGCGGTGCAGCGCGCTACGTCGACGTCAACAGGATTGTGTCATGAGCCGCTGGACCGTAACCGTGGAAGGCCGTTGCCTTGGTCCCAAATATTTTGGGCGGATATGCAAGGTCGCGTTTTTGCATCGTGACACGATGCAGGAGGCCATCGAGGCGATGGATGCGGAACCGGCAGTCGGTGAAACTTACACCGATCTGGAGCAGTACAAGTTTGAAGTAACCAGAAAATGGATTGATCAAAATGACTAACGCGCACACAACCCGCGAGGGCTGGCTTGTTGCCGCCATGGCGATGCTGGACGCCAAGTATTTCGACGGCCGGGGTTACACGCTTCCGGAGAAGCGCAGCTGCTCGTGCGGCTTTCCGAAGGGTGGCTGGGGCCACTCCATTGGGCAGTGTTGGGGGCCTGAGACTTCGACTGATGGCACTATCAATATGTTTGTGTGCCCAACGCAGGACAACCCAATCCGCGTGCTGGACATTCTGCTTCACGAGCTTATTCATGCCCAGGTGGGTGTGGTTGTTGGCCACAAGAAGCCGTTCAAGAAGATGGCGCGCGAGTTTGGCCTGGAGGGCAAGGCAACAGCGACCTACGCCACCGAAGGCACGCCGCTGTGGCTGGAGCTCTCGCACATCAGCGAGCAGCTTGGCCCGTACCCGCACAAGGCGATGCAGCCAATTAAAAAGACCAAGGAGCGCGGCTCCATGGGTGGCTGGGTGCGGCTTCAGTCGCCGACTGAAGAAACTTATAAGGTGCTGGTGTCACCGAAGATGCTGGACGAGCATGGCGTGCCGCTGGACCCTTGGGGCGACAGGATGGAGCCGGTGGAAGGCTCCGCGTGGCAACCTGGAGGCGACGATGATGCTGACGGCGAGTGAGCGAGAGCAGTTCGATCAGTTACATGCTTACTGGCATGCTAGGCGGGAGCACGCTTACCGGCTTCGACTTGAACATTTAACGTACAAGGCGATTGGACAACGACTTGGCATAGGCAAAAATCAAGCCAGACAGCAATGTCTTAAAGAGGCGCGTATAATCAAGTATCGACTTGATAGAGCAATAAAGGGTTACGACGATGCAAGGGATGAAGGTTTGGGTGGTGCACCGTATTGACAGCGACGACGATGTTTATACCTTCATCCACTCCTATCAATCGCACAACAACGCGGTGCAGGCCATCGAGAAGCACGCGCGCCACGTTCGCCTGGAATGGAACGATGCCATGAACGAGGCCAGCGCCAAGGGCAACGTGTACTATATAACTGAGACGGAGCTACAATGAAATACGACGTTCATGCTACGGTGCATCTGAACCTGCCAGACATTGACAAGTCCGGCGCCAGCTATCTGGCCGTGCTTATCAAGCACGAATTTGGAGACAACTTTACTGGCTACGCGGCGCTGGTGCAGCTGGGAGCTCGGCCACAGCATCGCCTTTACGAGAAGGCGCGCAACGTGAAGGCGCAACGCGTCGCCGCGCTTGGCGTGAAGCTTACCTTTGGGCAAGCCCAGGCACACTGGCCCGCCATCAAACTGAGCCAATACGTATGAAGACAATTCATGGACGGGACGTCGTTCCGCTAATGCGAGCGACACGCACGGAATTGGTGACTGCTTGGCAGAAGCTTTTCCGGCAGAGTGCACCTGCACAATCCTCCGCGCTTCAGTTGCGGAATACATTAGTGGCCGCAACCAGTCTCTTGCGGTTGGACTTTGAGATAGCACGGCAAAGGGGCTTTGCCATTGAGGGAGAAACCGTACGATGAAGACCGTGAAATTGATTGGTACACCGCTTGTCATAGCGCGCAGTATCAGCGAGGTGCTGACCCACCATCGCGCGTTGCATGATGCCTGGGAAGAAAAGGTCAACCGCGAAAAGGAGCTGTTGTTCAGCAATTGCAACGCGGAGATGGCAAAGCTGCTCCAAGCACTGGCGGTCGCCACCGGCCTTGAGATGGGCGAGGCCAAACTGGACCTGCGCTACATTGATGATCACGACGTGGCCTTTGTCGTCTTTGAAGAAGACGGCGACGATGCCGAGTTGCCTGCCGCACCGGGCGAGCACTAACATGGCTGAAACGCAGCAATCAATTTGCCGGTGGGGCGTTGACACCTTTGGTGTTGGCTCTGCGCTGGCGACCGCGACCCGCATGAACGTGGAGGTTGCTGAGTTGCTTTCCGATCTGGGTGGCCACCAAGACCAGCTGCTCAGCGACTTGCTTACCGCGAACAATAGCATTGCGGAAGCGCTTTCTAACCGCGCAAACTGGCTTGAAGGGCAAGGCCTGTTAGCAGATCGAACACCGAACGGTAAAGAGTGCGCTGATATTCAAGTGGTGCTCTATCAGGTGGCAGAACGCTGCAACGTTATTCTCCACGAAGCTACCGACGAAAAGATGGCCGTCAACCGCGCTCGCCAGTGGAAACTGACGCGTGGTGGTAGGTTCCAGCATACATAACTTTCATGTTTTCAGAAAAGGACAGCGGGAATGGTAACCGATAAAGAGGTGGTGAGCCTCGGAAAAATACGCGCCGACAAAAGCGGCGAAGCTGCACACTGGTCGCCACGCGACGCGATCAATGAGATGCTCCAGATGCTGGACGCAGGCCTCAATTGCACCAGCCTGATCATTTGCTATGATGGCATCAATGGCTCAGGGTGCAAGAACGCAACCAAGTCTGTTATGGAAGCGATCGGCCTGCTGCAGGTAACGCAGCTGTCCATCTATGAGGCCGGTCGTGAAGCCTGATCACTACAACCCGGATACTTCGCATAAGTTTTTCCCTGCGAACGAAAATCCGCCTAAGCCACAACGCCAGCCACGCGTGCACCGTGTCAAGTCGTGGGTGCCGTTCTTCCAGGCTATCAAGCGAGGCGACAAGACGCACGACCTGCGCAAAGACGATCGTGGCTACAACGTTGGCGACCAGCTGGTGTTGTCCGAGTACGACCAGACGACCGGCCGCTATACAGGCGACCGCTTTATCGTTGACATAACCTTTATCACCGACCGGCGGACGCCTTGCGCGTTTTCCAGCGCGGTGCTGCCACCGGAATACTGCATTCTATCAATCCAGAAAAGGAAGTCATCATGGACGTGATGCTCGACTTGGAGACGTTCGCCACCACGCCGGACGCGGCCATTGTGCAGATCGGTGCCTGCACCTTCGACCCGCGCACGCAGGATGGTACGCGCGATCGGTTCTGCTGCAACGTGAACCTCGCCTCAAGCGTGCTGCTTGGGCTTAGGGTGGACCCGGCAACGTTGGACTGGTGGAGCAAGCGCGACTACAACCACCTCATTCTGGGCACCGTGTCGCTTGGGCAAGCGCTGTTCGACTTCACCACGTGGTTCCATAAGCACACGACGGCCGACACGTTCGTCTGGAGCCATGGTGCCTCGTTCGATGTGCCTGTGTTGGCGCTAAGCTATGCCAAGATTGGTGAACCGGCGCCTTGGCACTACCGGCAGGTCCGTGACACGCGTACCTTCTTCGCTGTGGCCGAAGACTTCGGTTGGATGAAGCCCAAGAGCGGAGAGCCTGCACACCAAGCGTTGCAAGATGCGGTGCAGCAGGCACACGACGTGCAGAGCGCGGCGAGCGTGGTGTACCGGCCATGAGCGAGGAACCGAAGGGCTGCAGGCTGGTTTCCATGCATCCTATGCGCAGGCACGAGAAGGCTTTGCGGGAGCGACACCTGCAACTCGATCTTGATTTCTGGCAGGGCATTGCGCAAGACCAGCACGATGCTTTTGAGAAGCTGATCGGCGACCTGGAGAAGTTTGGCACACCTGTCAAGCTCGTGTTCGGCGACGTGTCCGTGATCTGCACGAAGTGGCCACTGCCATGAAAAAACCGCTGGACCCTATGCTGCTCGGCATGATTGGCTTTATTGCCTTTCCGTTCATCATGCTGGCGGTTGTCATGCTCATTTCTCCGTTCATGAATTGGCTGAACGGCTACGGTTTCACATGGATATTCTAATGTCACATGAACGCGACCTGTTCTATCTCAAATCAATCCACGGCATGCTCAAGCAACTTCGTGATGGTGTGGCCTTCAGCCGCTACAGAAGCCTATTGGGTGAAATGGTGTTGTGCGACAACATCGACTGGCTCGACTGTTATATTGCAAAACAGGAGAAGTCAGATGGTGGAATTGCCAAACCCATGGATGACAAACCGGCGCTTTGAGCTAACCCCGGAAATCGAAGACAAACTCTACTGGCAGATTATCGAACCGCCCTTGTTCCTGAGTAACCCGCGTCAAGAGTTTTTGGAGAGTTGCGATGAGAATATACCTGGCAGGCCCCTTGTTCACCTGGGGCGAGCGTGAACAGAACATCCACATGGCCGCAGAGCTCCGGCGCTTGGGCCATGAGGTGTTCTTGCCGCAGGAGAACGAGCAGCGGCCTGCAACTGCGGTCAACATCTTCAACAGCGACGTTGGCGGTATGGATTGGGCCAACGTGTGTGTGGCCTGCATGGACGGTCCAGACCCGGACAGCGGTACCGCGTTCGAGCTCGGCTACATGTACGCCCAGAAGAAGCCTTCTGTGATCTACCGATCGGACTTCCGTTCGGCGTGTGGCGAGTACCTTGGGCACATGGTCAACCTGATGTTGGCCGTGCCTGCCACGGTGGAAATTCATAACGGCTTTGTTGGCCCAGAGTTTCTGGCGCAGAAGATACACGACGTGCTGATTAGCTGGTCATGCTGACCAACTGGCAGACGCACATGCGAGTGCTGGCGGAGACGGCAGCACATGATCTTGAAGGCACGCCCAAGAGCCTGCACGAGCTGGGCGTGACAATTGTGGCCGCGCAAGACGACAAGACGTTCTGTGCACGGCTTGATGAGCTGGTGTTTGAATGCGCCGTGTGCGGCTGGTGGTGCAGCATGGACGAGGCCAATGACACAGATGGAGGGGAATATGCCTGCACCGATTGTTCCGACGTGTGAGTGTTGCAGCCCAACTGCCGACGACGCGCGTGAGCGGTGGACGTTTGCTGCGGCGCACGAGGCAGAGCAGCGAGCGCTCCGGCGCCGGTTCGCGCATTCAACCAGGATGAGCGACTGCTGGGCAAACCTGGACGCGGCCATGGCACAATGCGCGCGCATGGAAGCTGCAGGTGAATAAGCGTGGCATACGGTTCGCTTGGTTGCCAGAGCTGACTATGGCGGGCGAGGTGGTGTGGCTTGAATGGGTGCACTTCGACGGCGAGCGGTTGGCGCGTTGGATACCGCAAGCCCGTTACGATCGCGGCGAGCGCGCACAGGAGGCGTTCTATGATAAAGCCAAATGATTTCATATCTGGCATGCTGCTGGTCGCCGTGTTCTTCGTGATCGCGCCGCTTGCCATTTGCCTACTCGGTGCACTCGGTGCGTTCCAGTGACAGGTAGCGAGCTCGCCCAGGGGCTTGTGGTGTGCATGGTGCAGCCACCTCCAATGGACGCTCGCCCGCGCCTCGCTGCCCTCGCTAAGACCGGCAGGGGCATATCGCTGCGGTACGAATGGATCAAGGATTATGCCGCCTTTAATTCGCTTTGTTTAGCAGGCAATTGGGAGCTGTCCGATGGGGCGGAGTGGATAACCCTGTGGCGGTTGGCAGAAACTAATGATTAACCATAGATCAATCAGGGACTTGTCTTCTGCCTCCTGTTGGTGACATATTCTTTGCAGAAGCTGAGCGAACCTCTAAGGGGTTAGCCAGTTGGTATAGGAGCAGCACCCGCTGCTTCAACTCAGAAAAGGAGAGACTAAGATGGCCCAGACCAACCATGACAAACAGAGCAGGGCGCTCAGACTGCTTCAGCGGAAGCAGGGCGCTACGGTGGAACACCTTACCAAGGTGTTGAAGCTGAAGGACGTTAAGGCCGCACGCGGCATCATCGATCGCCTGCGTGTCAAGGAAGAGCCGATCGAAAACATCGCGTCTCACACCTTCAAGCTGAAGACGCGCCGCAACCCCAAGTCGACCTAACGGTTGGCTTGGCAAGTGGACTGGCGGCGGTTCTAACCCCCTTGGCTCCGTCGCCAGTGCCCCCTTTCATTTTTAATGGAGTAGTATCATGCGTAGATTGATTATCAGCGCGGCGCTGCTCGCCGCAATGTGCGGCACCGCGATGGCGCTGGACATTAACGTTACCGTGGCGCCGTTCCGTTACGACGGTGGACCGCGCATTATCCATGTGGACCCGGACCTGGACGGTTGGACGCGTCCGGCCTACGAGCCACCGAGTGAGTCGGTGGACGATGGCAAAGCCAAGCGCTGGACCACCAACGCCGAAGAAGCCGCGAAGGCACGTGCAGCCTCCGCGCTGTGCGCGCCGGTTCGGTTGAGCGGCGACACGGTTGTCATTCACCGGCCGACGGAATGCCGTCGGTGATTGTTCTTTAAGCGGTTGTGGTGGATGGTGACCAACAGGTCGAGAAGGCTGTCCATTGCAAGGTGCGAGGGCCAGTAACCCTCGCACCACTTCGTTTGGAGCAATCCCCTTATGTTCGGCGCACGCAAAGTTTTACATTCGCTCGTTCACGCTGTGTTGTCGCTGACCGACACGGCGGACAAATTAAAAGGTCAGCTAAATCGCATGGAGCTTATCTTGTCAAATCAATCGGACGCCCTGGCAGCTATCGTTGCCAGCCTGACTACGAACTTCGGCAACCTTGATGCCGCGATCGCCACCGTGGTGGCTGCTGCTGGAGCCGGTACGCCGGACCCTGCCCTCCAGGCCTCAATCGACGCGCTTGGCAAGCTTAACACAGCCGTCCAGGCCGACGTTACCAAGCTGGCGCCCACCGCTGCCCCGGTGGTTGCCGCTGCCACTGCGGCTGATGCCACTTCGGCCGCTGCTACCGCTGCTCCTGCACCCGGCAAAATGGGCTAACGCCATATGCAGGCTCGTCTTGACAACGAGCGGAGGCCGGGTGAGGAGCCCGGCCTTTGGCCTGTTGTCTGCCGTGGCGTTGCGATTGGCGCGCTGCTCGGCGGAAGTATGACTATGATATTTAGTTTAGGCGCTGTGCTATTCGGCCACTACTTGCTGGACTGCTCGCTGCTCGGCCTCTGCCTGTTGCTGGTTGGCTTCTTGGGCGTGAGTGTAACCTTCTAACCCGTTCCAGGCCTCGCCCATCTGGCGAGCTCTAAGGCGCCTCGTAACGGCCTCGTAGCACTGGCGCTCAATCACCGCCATCTCATAAGCTATATCAAACATAGGTGGCCTCCGGTTTCTGGAGGCCATTGTGCTTTGCGTTTGTTAACGGCGCCTTACTTTGGTTCCGCGTAGGTTCCAAATATGAGATCACCAAGTGGATTGAGAAGGTTGAAGTTCTTCTCAACACCACGGTGGTGCAGCAGGTGGCGCTTAGCGATCTTGCTCTCTGGGCTTAGCCAGCCTGCGTGGATCGCGTGGTGCGTGAAGATATAGGTGCAATAGCCCAAGAGGAAACCGCCGGCGAGCGCGGCGCCAACGTATTGGCCTGCGGTCGCCAGTGTGAGGCCAACGACGGCGCCCAGGGCGAGCGGCGCAACGGCAGGAGGTGGCGCGCCACGCGGGTCTGTTGGCCGCAGGTGGTGCACCCAATGCTGGCGTCGGAACACGCGGTGGAACAACACAGCGTGCATCCACCACTCGACCACCACCCAAGCCAGATAGCCTGCGATCCATGCGCTGATTGGCACGTTGGCAAGCGGTGGGCTTAGCACGAGCAGTATGAGAACGGTCAGCGGGATAGTGATGTATTCGAGGATTGCCATGGTCGTTGTCCTGCGGGATGGTGGCGGAGTTTCCCGTTTACATAGAGGAATTACCATGGCTGAGGCAATCACTGAAGATCAGATCATCGAGACCGTGCAGGCTTATCATGCTGCCGGGAACAACAAGTCGGCCGCTGCCCGGCTGCTTGGCATTGGGCAAAGCACCATGTCCAAACGGCTTGACGTGTTGAAGATGCGCGGCCTCATTCGGGAGCGCGATGGAAAGCTGGAGGCGTTGACCACGGAGCCATGGACGCGTCCAGCCAGAGGGAAGGTGTTGCGTTACCTGCTGACGTCGGCGCAGAACCACACCAAGATACACCAGGAGTTCTGGAAGAACCTGCACGCGATGGCTGTGCACTATGATGCCACGCTGATGGTGTCAACGTTCAAGTACAACAAGGATGCGTTCGCCAACAACGTGCTCGGCAAGAAGCGCGTGCGCATTAGCGAGCTGCCAGACGACGTCGAATATGATCCGGAAATCGTGCCGTACATTTCCAATGACCGCATCGACTTGGCGCCCAGGTTGACGTGGTGTGGCGAGCTCAACATCCTGCCGACGGCGCGCAAGCCGTTGACCGGCATGGAGAACTACACCTACCGCAAGTCGACGATTATTCCACACACCACCATCGCGCTGAAAAGTGTTGCGGCCGTGAAGGGTGAAGGCGTGAAGCTGCTGTATACGACAGGAGCCTGCACCCAGCGCAATTACATCAAGCGCAAGGAAGGCTTCCGAGCAGAGCATTTCCATGCCTACGCAGCACTGCTCGTCGAGGTGGATAGCGATGGCAATTGGTGGTGTCGACAAGTTGAACAAGGCGCTGATGGAACGCTCTGTGATCTCAACCTTGTTTTCCGAGCAGGCAAGCTGGCGCGAGATGGTGCCCGTGTCGCCTGTATTACATGGGGTGACATTCACGCTACCAAGCTGGACCAACGCGTTGCCGACGCCGGATGGCGAGAGCCCGGAAACATGCTCGACACGCTGCGACCTTACAGCCAGCACGTTCACGACCTGCTGGACTTTACCCCGGCTTCCCACCATACCAGAAAAGATCCGTTCGAAAATTACCGAGCGTATATGCGCAATGATCGACGAAGCGTTGCTAACGAGCTTATGTCCACCGGACAGGTTGCCGCAGCGCTGCAGCGCAAATGGTGCAGAACCGTTGTTGTCAACTCCAATCACGATCGACACCTTGAACGCTATCTCAAGGAAATTGACTGGCGGGAAGACAGTGAGAACGCAGAACTTGTTCTGCGCCTCACTGAACGCTGTCTTCGTGCCATAAGGTTGGATGACAAGGCGTTCAACCTCGTGGAATTTGCGTTGAAGGAAGGCTGTGCGTTGCCGCTGGATGGCCTGGACTTCCTGCACGAAGATGAAAGCGATGTTATTCTTAGGCAGATCGACGGTGGCATCGAGTGCGGTATGCATGGCGACCGTGGTGCCAACGGCAGCAAGGGTACCGCTGCTGGCATCGCTCGCATGGGACGCAAGATCAACATGGCCGACAAACACAGCGTGGAAATCGTGGACCTTGTTTATGTGGCCGGTGTCTCTGGGCAATTGGACATGGGCTACAACAAAGGCCCCTCGTCCTGGACGCAAGCGCACATCGTGACCTACAACAACGGGTGCAGGGCGATTGTGTCAGTTTGGAAAGGAAAATGGAGAGCCTAATATGCCAATGAAACATCCGACGTTTGAGAAATATATTCTCGAATATACCAGCAGTCGGAAGGTTGGGCCACGGTCTGCCTGTCTTGAATACTTGACAGAACAGATCGTGGCTGGGACCTTTCCTGGGCCAACCAGCAGCTTCCGAGCGTGCTATTCGCGGTGGATAAAGACCATTCCGCAAGTGCACGTGCGCGAGGCCGGTCGTTTGATCCGCGAGTACGAGCAATGGAAGAAGCGTCGTGTCGCCGAAGCGCATGCTCAAAAGCGACTCAAGGCACTCGACAAACTCAACGCTGCGAACCGACCCAAGCCCAGGAAAACATATTCCCTGATGGACCTTATACGGTAATCCCTCACCAACTCATGAAACTCACCCGGTTTTGGTTGCTAGGGAAAACAGCTCACCGGGAGGTATATTTCTCTTCTCTCTATTCTATTGAGTAAGTAGAGAGAGTAGAGGGATAGCCGAGAGTGCCTTGTAGCAGCAGGGAAATTCGCTGCTCAAACCTTCCCAACGCAATGAGTGCAGTGAGTCAGCCGTTTTAGCGCATGGCTGGCGCTCTGCCTTTGGGCTTCCCATTGCGAAAACTATCCGCGATCCGTATCAGTTGAGCGACCTACGCGCGTGCGCGAAGGAACACAGCCAAAACTGACAGGACGCTTTCCCATGGACGAGGAACAACCCGAAGCTGAGAAAGGCTTCAAAGGCGCGCGCTTGACTAAGCTTGAAGCGATGGGACGCAAGCGAGCGGACCAAGGCAACTGGCGCAAGAAGCTGCAGGCTTCCAAACTCAAATTCGACGACGTGCAGAAGCAGGTGTACCTAAAACACCTCGCCCAATTCGGCCGCAAGCAGCATGCGTGCAAAGCCGCTGGCGTTTGTTTCGAGACGGTTGCCAAGCACATCGAGAACGATGCCGAGTTTGCCAGCGCCAGAGAAGCAGCGATGCAGGACTATGCCGACGCGGTGCAACAGCTTGCCTATCGCCTAATGAACGGCACGAAGAAACCAATCATCGGCGTGGACAAAGGCACAAGCTTCATTATCGGCCACGAGCTCGTGCATGCCACCAACCTGCTGGCGATGGAAATGAAAAAGACCAACCCGGCTTATAAGGAGCGCAGCGAAGTCGACTTGAACGGCGGCACTGTTGGTGGTGTGCTGCTTGTTCCTGCTGGCATGAACGCCGAAGACTTCATCAAGGTTGAGCAAGAGCGCACGGGCCATATGGAAGAGCCGGGCGCAGATATCAAATGACCTACCAGCCAACGCCAGAAGAACAAGCCGAGTTTGACAAGCGCCTTGTTGAGGCCGAAGCCATCGAGGCAAAGACGCCGAACAAGCGCTATGTTATGCGCAACGGCAAGCTGGAGCTGCTGATTTGGGAAGCGCAAAAGGGAAGCCAGTGGGCGTTCTTAAACAGCGATGAATTCTTTGAAGCGCTGTATCACGGTACACGTGGCCCTGGCAAGACCGATGCCTTGCTCATGGCCTTTGCCAAGCACGTTGGCAAAGGCTACGGCGCCTCATGGCGTGGTGTCATCTTCCGGCAAACCTACCCGCAGCTCGCCGACGTCGTTGCCAAAAGCGAAAAGTGGTTTCGCCAGCTGTTCCCGCGTGCCAAGTTCAACAAGTCCAAAATGATGTGGACGTGGCCGACAGGCGAAGCGCTTTTGTTTCGCCACATGAACAACGTTGCGGACTATTGGAATTATCACGGCCACGAATATCCGTTTATTGGCTGGGAAGAGTTGACCAATTGGGCAACGGACGACTGCTACAAGATCATGATGAGCTGTTGCCGGAGCTCCACGGCCGGTATTCCGCGCATGTATCGTGGCACAACCAATCCCTACGGTGTCGGCCACAATTGGGTGAAGGACCGTTTTCGCTTGGGCGGTAAGTGGTGGCAAACAACCGTTATAGCAGATGCGAAGGACATTGCAGGCAGACCGGAGCCGCGTCGCATCGCATTCTATGGCTTCATCGACGAAAACAAAATTCTGATGGATGCTGACAAGGATTACAAGACCACAATCATAGCATCCGCTGCCAACCCTGCCATGGCAAAGGCTTGGCTGTATGGCAGCTGGAACATCGTGGCAGGCGGGATGTTCGGTGACATTTGGTCGCCAACGCATCACATCCTCAAACCGTTCAAGATACCGCTGACTTGGCGGATGGATCGCAGCTTCGACTGGGGCAGCTCCAAACCGTTTAGCGTCGGCTGGTGGGCGACAAGCGACGGCTGCGATTACATGGATGGGGACGGCAAGATACGCAGCTCGGTCAAGGGCGACCTGTTCCGCTTTCGCGAGTGGTACGGTTCCACTGGCAAGCCGAATGAAGGATTGAAGATGCTCGCAACTGAGATCGCGCAAGGCATAGTTGAGCGAGAAGTCTTGTGGGGCTTGTATGGCCGTGTCAAGGCTGGCGTTGCCGATAGCTCCATCTTCACAACTGAGAACGGAAACTGCATTGCCGACGACATGGAGCGCAAGGTGCGGCTTGACGACGGCAAGGAATACCGTGGTGTCAGTTGGGAACGAGCGGACAAGCGCCCAGGCTCTCGCAAGATGGGTTGGGAGCAGATGCGCAAGGCGCTCAAGGACGCACTGCCGAACAAGGATGGCCGACCACGCGAACAGCCCGGCTTGTTTGTGTTCGACGTTTGCACTAATTTCCTTCGCACCGTTCCTTCGCTGCCACGGGATGAGAAGGACATGGACGACGTTGACACGGATGCTGAAGACCACATCGGCGACGATGTGCGCTATCGCGTACGAGACATGAGCAACTCTGGCGTAAGTCAAAGCCGCACGATTGGGACTTACTGAGAAGGACGACCGCAATGGCGATTATTAGCCAACATCCGCTCTACAAGACGATGCTCCCGGATTGGGAAACGATGCGCGACACCTACGCAGGCGATCGCGCCGTGAAGGAGCGCGGCCAGAAATACCTGGCACCGACGAGCGGCATGGTGGCAGACGGCATGGCGCCGACGATGGCCGGTTTCGCTGCGTACAACGCCTATCGCTCCCGCGCCATCTTCCACGACTACGTTCGGGAAGGCGTCGAATATTACATCGGCTTGATGCACCAGGAACCGCCGGACATTCAGCTGCCAGCTGCGCTCGAACCGATGCGCAAGAACGCCACCATCAATCACGAAAGTCTCGAGCAGCTTTTGCGCCGCATCAACGAGCAGCAGCTTGTTGCTGGGCGCTTCGGCATGATGCTCGACATTCCTGCGCAACCCGAACAAGGGCATGAAATGCCCTACATCGCCACCTACAACGCGGAAAGCATCATCAACTGGGACGTTGGCACGCGCGCGCAGATCGATTTGCCGGAGCTGAACCTCGTTGTGCTAAACGAGAGCACGTTCAAGCGCACGCTGCAAGGCTTCGAGTGGGAATGGATACAGCAATTCCGTGTCCTGTCACTGATGCCGGTTGGTCCGGAAAAGGAAAGCGGCCCATACGCACAGGCCTTGTTCGCTGGCATGGAAGCGCAGTTCGATCCCAACCAGTTGGTGCAGCCGAACATTCGCGGCCGCACGTTGGAGCACATCCCGTTCGTGTTCGTGAACGCCACCGACACCTTGCCGACGACCGACGTGTGCCCGCTGATGGGCCTCGCCAAGCTGGCGCTCACCATCTATCGAGGTGAAGCGGACTATCGGCAGAACCTATTCATGCAAGGCCAGGACACCTTGGTTGTCATCGGCGGCAAGCAGGATGAAACGTATCGCCTGGGCGCAGGCTCGACCATCAACCTCAACGCTGTCCCTGGCGCCGACGCCAAGTATGCTGGTGTCACTGCAACCGGCCTCGCCGAGCAGCGGCAAGCACTCGAGAACGACATGACGCAGGCTCGCAACAAGGCAGGCCAGCTCATCGACACGCGTGGCGCCCAAAAGGAAAGCGGCGAGGCGCTGGAGGCACGCGTGTCTGCGCAGACCGCCAACCTCAACACGATTGCCGCTACCGGCGCCCGTGCGCTTGAGCAGCTGTTGAAGGCAGCAGCCGAATGGATGGGCGCCGATCCGGAGCAAGTCATTGTTACGCCGAACAAGGAATTTGCCGAGCAGCCGTTCGTTGCTGCGGACCTTGTGTCGCTGATGACCGCCAAGTCGCTTGGTGCACCGCTTGCGTTGGAGACGATCCACGACATCATGGTCGATCGCGGCTTGACCGAGCTGGAGTTTGATGCCGAGATGGCGAAGATTGCCGACGAGGCGCCGGTTATGGGCACTGGTACGACTGCTGGTGGTGATCCCGTGACCAACCCGAAGGAAGGCAAGCCGATGATCGATCCCAAGACCGGGAAACAGATCACGCAACCCGGTGGCACTGCCGAACATCCGGATGCAGTCGCGTCGCGCACGGCAAGCCTCGCTGCGGCCGGTGCAGCAGGCAAAGGCGTTCCAGGTGCCAAGCCTGCAGGTCTCGCTTCACGTCCGCAGGGTGCAACGAAGTCCGCCGCGCCAGGGAAATAACGATGGCTAAGCTCACAGGCTATTTGGTGATTGTGTTCAGTGGCGCGCTGTTCCTTCTTTGGGCAGCAGCCATTTGCACAGGGGTAATCTAAAATGAAAACGCACGAGCTCGCTTTCTCGAAACCGGACGGCGACAATCCGCGCATCTTCGCAACCGTGCGTGGTGGCACTGTCACGGTGGTTATTCGTGGCAGCGCCGATGCCATGTGCGAAATGTCATTGCACGATTGGTACACGTTCATCGAGCAGTCGCGCAAGAAGGTGCTGATGCAAGGCGACGTGCCCGTGGACGAGAAGCTGCGTGACTTCTCGCAAATCAAAGCACCAGTCGCGCCTCCCAAAGAAAACATTCCATATGGTGGCCATGGTATCGACGGGATGGGATACTAATGCCCGACACCACAACCAACGTCGCGTTGCGGGATGCGATGGTTCGCCATCAAATCCAACTGCAACGCTTTGCCAAAGGCGTAACGAAAAAGATCCACGACGTGTTGAATAAGTCGGAGCAGGACATTGCGCAGATGATCCGCGACCGGCTTGCTGCTGCAGTAGGCCTCGACACGGTGGCAGACGTTCGTCGCTTGCAGACCGTGCTTTCCATGCTGGAGAACCTGCGCACAACGACGTGGGACACACTGGACGCCACCTGGAACGAGCAGCTCATCGCGCTCGCAACCACAGAGCCGGGCTTCCTGGCAAACCAGCTGGACACCACAAGCCCGGTTGTGTTGGACATGGCGATGCCCGCGTTGGCGCAGCTGAAGTCGATCGTTACGAGCTCGCCCTTCGAAGGCCAGACGCTAAAGGACTGGTCTGCCTCGCTTGCGGCCGATGACATCCGCCGAATGGAAGCGCAAATCCGTCTTGGCATGGTGGCAGGTGAAGACAGCGCCACCATTGCGCGCCGCATTGTTGGCAGCGCCAAGCTGCTCGGCAAAGATGGTGCCACCCAAATCACCCGTGACAAGGCAGCAGCGATAACGCGGACAGCGGTGAATTTCATTGCCAACCAAGCGCGCCGCGCCTTCATCCTGGACAACCAAGAAATCTTCCAGCAGGAAATGTTCGTTGCAACGCTGGACGACCGCACCACCATGTTGTGTGCCAGCCTGGACGGCGATCTGTTCGACGTCGGCAAAGGTCCAGTCCCGCCGCTGCATTGGAATTGTCGAAGCACGCGAGTGCCCGTGCTCGAAGGCAACGTGGTGGGGCAGCGACCGTTCAAGGCGAGCACCGAGAAGCAGATGCTGAAGGACTTCGCCAAGCAGCAGGGCATCAAGCCGGTTGCGAGCCGCGACAGCCTGCCACGCGGCATGAAGGGCAAGTACGATAAGTTTGCGCAGAAGGCGGTTCGTGATCAAACAGGGCAGGTGCCAGCCAACACCAGCTATCAACAGTGGCTTAGCACGCAGTCCGCCGCGTTCCAGGACGATGTGCTTGGGCAAACGAAGGGGCAGCTTTTCAGAAATGGCGGTCTCACACTTAAAAAGTTTGTTGCGGTCGACGGTTCTGAGCTATCACTATCGGACCTTGCGACCAAACAGGCCTCCGCGTTCCGCGCTGCCGGCCTTGACCCTGGGAACTTTTGATCATGGCGAGCGGCAACCCATATCACGACGCGAAGGGCCTGTTTGCCTCCGGTGATGGTGGCGGCGGATCGCCTTCCGGCGACCGACACGCGTTGCAGATCAAGGCGCAGCTGCAGTCGGACAAGGCCAAGAGCCTTGGACGGCAGATGACCGCCAAGGCGCAGCTGCTGCTCTCACGCGGCAAGCCACAGAGCTACAGCTCGGCCGGGCGCCAGGGAAAAGCCGTGAGCGGCACCAACTCGCTTGGCCGTATGCGCGACGCCTACGCAGCGGCCAAGGGCAGAGGACCAGACACAGGCGAGAGCTCGCTGGCGCGCATGGCCCGTGACTACGCGGCGAGCAAGCGCTGGTAATAGGGGAGATAAGATCATGGCTGGTGGTGGAAATCCGTATCACGACGCGAAGGGCTTGTTCAGCTCCGGTTCCGGTGGCAGCACGGGAGGTGCGCTTACACGTGGCACCGATAACCACGCAACGGTGGCGCAGCGCATGAATGTGCACACGCAGCAGGCCCGCGCGGCGCACACGCAGCAGACCGCCAGTACCCGCGCCAAAGGCACGAGCTACAGCACGAAGATGCGCGACGCGGCCAAGAGCCTCGCCGCAACCCGCGCCGGTTGGGAAGCCCGTGACAAAGCCAATCAGACCGGGCCATACGATCCGGCCGTGGTCCGCTGGCGCGCGTCGATGGGCTACCCTGCCATCTGATCATGGATACCGTGGCCATTAACCGAACGCAGCGCTACAGCCTCCTAGCGGACGGCTCTGTTGTGCCTTGGGCACGGCTGTTGGATGGCCTCGGCGACCCGGTAGACACGCTAGGCGAGGCTAGCTACGCGCTCCAGCAGCTGCCTAGCGGTGAATGGGAGACCTTGGTGCTGGCGGATTGGGAGACTGTGACAATCCACTAAGCGCAACCTGGAGCGCGGCGAGGCCGTTACCGATGGCCGCTGCCGTTTTATAGTCATAGGTTGCGTCTTCGGTACGCGCGAACACGTGCCAATAGCCATCGCCGTTATACACAGCCACGTACAGCTGTGGGTTGAAGAAAATGAGGCCCTCGTCGTGGCCCGCGCTCTGCGCAAAGCCGTTGGCAAGCAACCACGCGATCATGGCGGAACTCCCGGTTAGAGCCGGAAGCTTACATGTCCTCACTGGTGCGTTCAATCACGCGATACGCCCAGCCAACGCTGGGAAGCTTGCTGCGCGCGCAGTCGTCTGCGTAGCCCTGGGCGACACGCTCGTTGTCGAACGCCGCGATGGCGACGTACCAAGCGTATTCTGGCCACTTGCATTCGACAAACCAGCGCAGGCCCCGATATCGGCTGTGGCGTTTCATGTGCGCAGCCCTCCGCGAATGGACGCGACGATTTGGTTGGCGGTCGGCTTGATGACGACCGGCGGACGCGGCTTGGAGCTGAAGATCGCGGACAGCGACAGGCCGAAGTGCGGTTTGGGGTTTGTCATAGCCGTTACTCCTGGGCAATGCGCGAAAGCAGCGCGTCGAGCTCGGCCAGATCGGATGCCAAGACGAATTTCAGGCCACGGCAGATCAGCGCGTTCATCTTGTCGGAAACCGCGTTGGCCTTTTCATGGTGCGCGCGCTCGGCCGCCTTGATGGCAAGCCACTGGTCGAAGCCTTCGTCCCAGATCACGACCTTCGTGCGAAAGCTGCTGTGGTCGTTGGTTTGATACGCGACCGTATTATTGTAGGTCGGTTTCCACTGCTGGTTGGTTTCGTCGCCGACCAGGGTGAAGTTGCCGTTCTTGTGGATCGTCTTGATGAAGGCCTCGATGTGGTAGTGGCCGTGAAAGCCACTGACCTTCGCGACCCGCGCTCCTGCTACAAACTTTGCCATAACCGTCTCTCCTTTTCTGATACATGAGACATAGCGCAGTCCTGAGAAGGCGCAAGGCCTTCCCAGAATTGTGGTTAAGAATTGGTATCTGCGTTCGGGTAAAGATGCGCGTTAAGCGCGGCGACAGTGCGGCCATCGGCCACCTTGCGTTCGTATTCCCAGACTTCCCACCGGCCGTCCAGGTAAAGCCGCACGAAACATTCGTCGGTTTCGTCCATGAAGAAAGTGGCATATTTGGCGGTTGAATAACTTTCGTCTTCAACCCAACCGAGCGAGAACAGCAGGTCCAGAATTTGTTGATACATAGGTCGTGCTCCTTTTCTATGACAACCAGGATACCGCAACCTTGAGAAGCCGCAAGGGCTTCTCAAGATAATGGTTAATGGCCGGTTAACGGATATGCCGGGAGATGTAATTGCCAATAAACTCGGCCTCGCCCGGAATTTCGCTGACGGCGGTCCATTTTTCGCCCTTGCGTGCAAACTCACGGCTGGTGCGGCGCTGCTCGCTTCGCATGATCTTGCCGTTGCAGTACAGAGCATAGCACACTTCGGTGTCGCCAGCCTGCACAAGCCAACCGAGCACTAAATTCGGTGAGAACTTGATGGTCGGATGCTGACCTGCCGCGTAGCTTTGATAGGTGATCGCCATTCGTTTTGCTCCTTTTCTGATGCATGAGACGATGGCGCAGTTCGTACGGCATCGCAATCACCCTTGCCAGACGTGGTTAAAGCGGGGTAAACGCTGATTTCCCGCGCTACCCTGCTTGGGCAGGAGCCACCTTCGGGCATGGGCTTGAAGGCAAAAGGAAAGACAATAGTATGCCCGATGATATCATGTTGGAACCGGCCTACGACACGGTCGACGCCATCCCGGAAGCCTTCCGGCCACTGTACGTGGAAACAGGCGGCAAACACCTTCTCACCAAGATCAAAGGCCTTGCATCGACAGCGGACGTTACCCGCGTGCAGCGCGCGCTTGATGCCGAGAAGAAGGAACACGGCACGCTCAAGACCAATTGGACCGGCTTTTTCGGCGACAAGAAGCCCGAAGAGGTACGCGCCATTCTGGACCGCGTTCCGGAGCTGGAAACGATCGCAGCCTCCAAGAACATCAACGACGAAAAACTGAACGAGCTCGCAGAGACGCGCTTCCGCGCCAAGCTGGCGCCGATGGAACGCGACAACGCCACGATGAAAACGCAGCTCGCTGAACGCGACGAGATCATCAAGGGCTTCATGCTGCAGCACGAGACCCGCACCATCCACGACGGCGTGCGTGAAGCAGCGGTGAAGTCCAAAATCATCGACACCGCGATGGAAGACGTGTTGATGCTTGCCGAGCGCATGTTCGAAGTCGGCGAGGACGGCAAGCTGACTGCCAAGGACGGCGTTGGTGTTACACCCGGCATCACGCCGGAACAGTGGCTCACCGAGATGACCGTGAAGCGGCCGCATTGGTGGCCCGTGTCCAAGGGTGGTGGCGCTGGTGGTGGCATCGGCGCTGGTGTCGGTGGCGACAACCCGTTCAGCTTTGAAGGCTGGAACATGACAGCCCAAGGTAAGCTGTACGGAGAAAACCCGACACGTGCTGCGCAGCTCGCGCAGATGGCCGGGACAACGGTTGGCGGATTGCGTCCGCCCGCTCCGAGAAAATAATACTTGCGGCCCTCCGCACAACATGGTAAATGCGAGAGGGAAGAGTAGTTCACGCATGGGCGTGGTATCGCTTCCCTCTCGCAAACCTGCCAGTCGACCATGGGGTCCAGGCACGTAGCGATCATCCCTTTTCATACGTGCAACCCAACCCACAACGGGAGTTACTCTCATGGCCGCAGGCCCCATTACCCAGATTAGCGACGTCGTCGTACCCGCGATCTTCACGCCCTACACCCAACAGCTGACCGAGGAAAAGGCCCGCCTGATCCAGGCCGGTGCCGTGGTCCGCGACAGCGAGATCGATCGGCTGCTCGCCGGTGGTGGTCTGACCTTCGACGTCCCGTCCTTCAAGGATTTGGACAGCGATCAGGAGCGCGTGTCGACCGACAGCATTCCCTATCAGTTCACGGGTGGTGTCGCCAACCCCGATCCCGACAAGACTGGGACCGGCACGGAAATCGCCGTCCGCCTGAGCCGCAATAACAGCTGGGCGTCCGCCGACTTGGCCGCTGTCCTGGCTGGCAAGGACCCGATGGCGTCCATTGCCGACCGCATCGCCTACTACTGGACCCGACGCATGCAGGCCGCGCTCGTCGCCGTTACCAAGGGCTTGTTCCTTGCGAACGACGCCGCCACCGCAGCCGACCACGTCCAGTTCGACATGACCCACGACATCAGCACGCTCAATGGCGGTGTGTTCTCCGCTGGTGTTACGGACTTCTCCGCTGAAGCGTTCCTCGATGCCGCCCTGACCATGGGTGACAGCCAGGACGGCTTGAAGATGGTGATGGTGCATTCGGTTGTCTACAACAAAATGCAGAAGAACAACCTCATCGACTTCATTCCGGATGCACGAGGCGAGATCATGATCCCGACGTTCCTCGGCCGGGAAGTCATCGTTGACGACGGCGTGCCGTTCGCCGGTGGTGTCTACCAGACGTGGCTCTTCGGACCCGGTGCGATCCGCCTGGGTGTTGGCGCTCCGAAAATTCCGACGGAGATCGACCGCATCGCAGGTGCCGGCAACGGTGGTGGCGCCGAAGTGCTCTACAACCGCGTCGAATGGGCGCTGCATCCCGTCGGCAATGCCTACGCAGGCACCGCGCCGAAGGGTGGACCGTCCAACGCCGCGACGACGAACAACCTTGCCGCCGCTGCTTCCTGGACCCGCGTGTTCCCGGAGCGCAAGCAGATCAAGATCGCGCGTCTGGTCACCCGCGAAGCCTAATTGACCCGCCCACTACCCTGGAGGCTTCGGCCTCCAGGTTCACTTCTGGCCAGCTGGAGAGCACCGATGACTGAGATCACTCCGCGCCACGTCCGCCACCGCAAGCGGTCCCGCATTCGACGCGGCAACGGCCTCAAGGCCTTCGTCGCCAAGCTACAGGCCACGCTTAACGGCACTGGCGCGACCGTTACACCCTTCACCGCCACCGCAGCCTCCGCCACGCTCACCAAGGCCGCGCACGGTCTCGTTGTGGGCGATGGACCCTATCTGGCGACCAATGCCGGTGGCGCGCTGCCTCCGGGCATGCCCGCATCCTTCCTTTGGATCGCGTCCGTTCTCAGCGCTAACACCTTCACGGTGAAGAGCGCGCTGCAGGGCGCACCTTTGGTGTTTACCGGAGCGGGAACCGGGACTAACACTCTCACCAAGGCCTCCACCATCGCAGCAGTCTTTCTGCTGCTCAAGAAGCATGGTGCGGCGTTCATGAAGCATGCCACCACTGTGAATGGCATCTAAGGAGACCACATGTCTGAAGCACACGACGCAATCCGCGCGGCACTCGCCACGCTGAATACGAAGAACGACGATCACTGGACTGAGAACGCTCTGCCCCGCCTTGAGGCCTTGGGCTTGAAGGGTGTCACTCGCCAGGACGTGACTGCTGCTGCCCCGCAATTCACCCGCATGAACGCGGTGGTGCAGGTGGTGAAGCAGATGGAAGCGCCCGCTCCGGCGGCGCCAGTCGTCAATACCGACCAGGAAGATTACGACGCGCTCTCGCTGGAATGCGCGGACGCGGAGAAGAAGCTGGCAGACGCCAAGGCCTTTGCCGACGTGGCACGCGCCGAGATGCAAGCGCTCGAGACCAAGCGCGATGCGATCGTCAAGCGTCTGGACAAGGCGCGTCCGAAGAACGAGAACATGCTCGGCATTCGCGCCGTGCTGGCGCGCAGCAACGAGGCCCGCGCGAACAACGCAGAGATCGCCAAAGAGCTGCGCAAGGTTGGCGTTACCGCCGCGCTGCTCCAGGCAGGGTCGCCGCTCGACCGCGCCATGGCGCGCAAGCGTGGCTTCGGCCTTCAGCGCCCGACGGCGCCCGGCCAGCCCGCGCTACAGGCAGGAGCCAAGTAAATGAGCGAGAGCGAGGACAAAGACACCAGCAAGGTCAACCCGCAATTTACGGGAACGCCAGCTGTTGCCCCTCGCTTTGGTTCGCTTTTCGCAGGCACGGATGGGCAACGCGCTCAGATGCGCGCTGCCATCTACCGGAACCGGGTGCATCGTCTTCAACGGAAAACGCACCTGCTCCGGCCTCCGCATTAAAGGAGACGTGTCATGGCAGCGACTTTTGTAGTGGAGGATGGCAATGGCTTACCTAATGCTAATGCTTATGTCCCACTCGTTTTCTCGAACGATTATTTTGCATCCCGAGGTGTCGCCTCTTGGGCACTTGCGAGCGATGCTGACAAGCAAACGTCGATCGTTCGTGCAACCGACTACATTGAAACCGTCTGGGGTCCCCGCTTCCTTGGCGCCCAGGCCTTCGCTGTAACAGGCGATCCCACGATCGACCAAGCGTTGTCTTTCCCTCGCGACCTGCGCACGCAATTCGTTGGCAACGTGAACTACGTCGACGTGCAGTACATGTACACGTCCAGCCAGCTGGTAGCCAACCCGTTGCCCAAGCCGGTCGCGATGCCGCTGGCGCTGCTGAAGGCCTGTTGCGAGTACGCCAATCGCGCGCTGCTTGCCTCGCTGCTCAACGACCCGGTTGTCGATCCCACTGGTGCCATGGTAACTGAAAAGACCGAGACGATCGGCCCAATCACCGAGCACACTTCGTATTTTCCTGGCTTTGGCATTCAGGTCACGCAGCCATATCCGGCCGCTGACTTGCTGCTCCGTCCTCTCATCACCGTTGGTGGAAGGACAATCCGTGGTTGATTATGTCCATGCTGCAGCGACTGCCTTGCGGCTGATCAAAAAGAACGGCAAGCCCATTACCCTCGTGAAGCTGGCGACAACCGCCAGCGATCCGACGAAGCCTTGGCGTGGACCTGTAGATCAGCGTTCGCCTCCTGCTGCTTCGCTGAATTTGTTCGGTGCAGAAATCTCTTTCAGCAAGCGCCAACTCGGTGTGGCGTTTACAAAGAAGTCCATTCCCGACACAGTAACAGGATATTTCTTCGTCGCTGTTCCTCCGGGCACCCAGGACCTGACCAAGTTTGATGAGCTGACTTCCGATGGCGTTGTCTACAAGATCGAGGTGGCAGACGTGCTGCGCCCAGGTACCGTGGACGTTCTTTACCTGTTCGGAATATCGAAATGACAGCCACAGTCGAACAAGCACGAGACCAGATGTACGGTTTGCTCCAGGCCGCTTGGGCGCCGACTGGCAACCTGCTAATCTATGATGATGCAAAAGCTGACAACCCGAACGGTGCTGTCCCCTGGGCGCGCATCACGGTACGACACAACGCTGGTGGACAGAACACTATCTCGAAGCAGGCCGGGAAAAGTCGTTACAACCGCTCGGGAACGTTGTATGTGAACCTATTCGCGCCTCCAGGGGATGGCTTGCGAAGTCTCGACCCTCTCGTTAAAGTCGTTCTAGATGCTTTCGAGGGAAAGACCACGTCCGGTCAAATCTGGTTTTCGAAGATCAGCGTGCGGGAACTAGGAATAGTTCAAGGCTACTATCAGATCAACGTGCTAATCAATTTCTCGTATGATGAGATCAAATAAAGGACCACTGACATGACCGTAGTCAATAAAATTGACAGCAACTTCACTGGCCTTCGCTTCGCGGTGGAGAGCAACCAAGTCGGTGTCCTCCCGGCCAATCCCGTTTGGTATCCGGTTGAGCCCAACAGCTACACCAAGTTCGGTGGCACGCTGAAGACGAAGGCGCGCAACCCGATCAACGATGGTCGCCAGCGCAAGAAGGGCGTGATCGTCGACTTCGACGCGCTCGCTGAATACGAGATGGACCTGACCGAAGACAACACCCAGATCATGATGAGCTCGTTCCTGTTCGCCAACCCGCGCACCAAGGTTGAGCTGCCGGTCGGCGCCGTGTCCGCCGCTGGCTACGCTCCGGTCGCTGGTGGCGCTGCCTACTTCGCTGGCAACCTGCTCTACGCCAAGGGCTTCTCCTTGGGTGCCAACAACGGCCTGTCCAAGGTCACTGGCACTCCCACTGGCGTCCAGGTGCCCACCACCGCTGCGCTCGTTACCGAGAACAGTGTCGGTGGCGTCATCAGCCGCGTTGGCCACGAGTTTGCTGCCAGCGTCGCGACCATCGACGTGTCCGGCCTTCTGCCCAAGCTAGTGATCAGCGGTGTGGCTGCGGCCTCGCAGGCCCTCACCACCACGGGTGTGTTCACCAACGGCGAAACGATCACCGTCGGTGGCAAGACCTACACCCTCCAGACCGTGCTGACCAACGTCGACGGCAACGTGAAGATCGCGGGCTCCACCGCGCTGACGCTCACCAACATCGCCAACGCCATCACCCTGAACGGCTTGGGCGTCCCTGGCACGGACTTCGCGCTCGCAATGACGGACAACCCGCTCGTCAGCGCGACCGCAACGTCCACCGTGCTCACGGCGACCGCCGACGTTGCTGGCACTCCCGGCAACACCATTGGCTCTACCACCACGACCGCCAACGCAACCTGGGGCGCTGCCACCTTGGTTGGTGGTACCGGCCGCTCGTTCCTGGACTTCGGCATCATCCCCGGAGAGTATGTCTGCATCGGCGACGATGGCGTTGGACAGTCCTTCGCCAACCAGAGCAACAACGGCCTGAAGCGCGTGCGCGCCCTCACCGACAACTCGCTGACCTTCGACAAGTCGACCTTGCTGATGGTTACCGATGCCGGCACCGGCAAGACCATTCGCGTGATCATGGGCCGTGTCATCAAGAACGAAGTCGGCGCGAACATCCACCGGCAGACCCTGCAGTTCGAGCGCACCTTGGGCGCCCCGGACGACAGCTCCAGCGCGGTGCAGGCGGAATACATTACCGGCTGCGTTGCCAACACCTTTGACCTGAGCATCAAGACAGCGGACAAGCTGAACCTGAAGCTCGGCTTCATGGCCCGCGACCAGGAGACCGTTACCGCCGTGCAAGGCCTCAAGGTAGGCACTCGTCCCGTGCTGCAGGAGAGCGATGCCTACAACAGCTCTTCTCACGTGGCGCGCTTGTCGCTCGCCGCGATCGATCCGACCACTGCAACTCCGACCGATCTGTTTGCCTTCCTTCTCGACCTTGATCTTTCGATCAAGAACAACGTGAAGGCGAACAAGGCCGTGAAGTTTCTCGGTTCCTTCGACAACTCGGCTGGCATCTTCGAAGTCGACGCGAAAATGACTGCCTACTTCGCGACAGTCGATGCAATTAGGGAAGTGCGACAGAATGGCGACGTTACCCTGGACATTACGTTCGCGCAGGCGAATAAGGGGCTGACGTTCGACCTTCCGCTCGTTACTCTCGCGTCCGATGGTGCCAACGTGAAGCAGGACACGGCGATCGAAATCCCGGTCACCTCAACTGCAGCGACCGGCTCCAAGCTGGACATCAACCTGAACCACACCTTGCTGGTCCAGTACTGGGATTACATCCCGACGCTGGCGGCGTAAGAAAGGCTCCCATGTCTGAAGTATCAAACGGCGCGTCCGTCTACGATCTTTATGAGACCGTAGCGGACGCGGAAAGCACTGGTGCGTGGATCGACATTGGCCCCGCTCGGTTCAAACTGGCCCGCACTGGTGGCGCCAACGAGAACTTCATGAAGACCGCTTCCAAGCGGCTCAAGCCATTTCAGGCCGCGCTCGAGAACCTGCCCAAGAAGGCAGCGGACGAGCTCGCCATTGGCATCTTCATCGACACCATCCTGATGGATTGGGATGGCGTGAAGGGTCGCGACGGAGTTGTCATTCCCTTCTCGAAGGAAGCTGCCAAGGCGCTGCTGAAAGACCTGCCGAACCTGCTCACCGCGCTTCAACAGGAAGCCAACAAGATGAGCAATTTCACCCAGGCCAATCTCGAGGCCGCAGCAAAAAACTAACGGAGTGCCTTGTCGACACGCTCGAGAAGGCACCGCTTCGTAACAAGATCATACAGCAAGCGGTGAAGTCAGGCCGCGCAATCCCGCCAAGACTTCTGGAGACACCTCCAGAAGTCAGCAACGGGTTGCAGCTGTATATGAACGCCTTTTGGGCACTGTGCTCGTGCAGAGGTGGTGGCCCGCTTATTCCCTGGACTGCCGTGCAGCACTATGCCGACACCCTGGGCTTGGATCGCGGCGAGGCGCTGGACCTACATTTTCTCGTCTCCCGGCTTGATATGGCGTATGCTAATTGGGCGAACAAGAAGGGCAAGGGCGATGGGAAGCTTGAGAGACCTAGCGAACAAGATGGACCGACTATCCAAACAAATCCCGGTCGAGGTGGCCAAAGGTCTCAAGGAAACCGTCCTGGTAATTGATCAGGCGCTGGTTACTGCAACCCCTGTGGACACTGGTAGGGCGCGCTCGAATTGGGTGGTTGGGATCGGACCATCCACTGAGGCCATCGACGCCTACGCTCCGGGAACCAAGGGCAGCTCGGGAGGCGCCAACACTGCTGCAGCCCTCCAGCAGGCCAAGGACTTTCTCGACGGGACAGATGCATCAACCATTTATATTTCGAACAACCTGAAGTATATACAGTACCTTAACGAAGGCAGTTCCGCGCAGGCACCATCCGGATTTATTGAAGCCGCTGTGCAGGCCGGGATTGACTACGTTAAAACCCTGAAGGTTTTAGGAGAATGAGCGACTCAGTTGACATTATCGTCTCAGAGACCGGCGCGGATGATGCAGCAGCTAGCCTTGCTGCTGTCAGCGCAGCAGCTGACCAAGCTGCCACTTCGGTAGACACCGCAAACCAATCCATCAACTTTCTGAAGGACGCCACCGCGAGTGCACAATCGCCTCTGGACGCGCTAGCGTCCGCTGCAGACCAAGGCACGACCGCGTTCGACAGCAACTACAAGATGGTGTACAACGCCGAGACTGGCTTCTACGATATCGTCACTGCGGCCCAGGAAGCTGCGGCCGCAATCCAACTCGCTGCAGAGGCAGCGGACGCTTCTGGCAATGCCTCCGTCAAGGCGGCCGACGCGCTTGGCGAACACAAGACGAGCCTGGACCACCACGCAGAGGCCACCCACGCGGCCAAGGAGCAGACCGAAGCTCTCACCGAAGCAACCAACCTTCTCAAGGAAGCGCTTGGCTTCTTGGGACTGGCTTTGGGTGTCGAGAAGGTCATTGACATGGCCGAAAAGTTCGAGCAGCTGACAATCAAGCTGAGCGGTGTTTCCAAGAACTCAAAAGAGCTCGAAGAGAACTTGAAAGCGCTGGAGGACATTTCGCAGAAGACAGGTTCGTCCCTGACTGCAAACGCCAACGCTTTCCAGAAGCTTGCGATCGAAACCAAGGGCGCTGGTATTTCGCAGAAGGACTTGCTCACGACCATTGAAGGCGTCGATCAGGCTGTGCGCTTGTCTGGTGGCACTTCGGATCAGGCCGCGCAAGCGCTCAACGTCTTCTCCCGTGCGCTGGCGACAGGCTCGGTGCAAGGTCGACAATTCCGCACGCTGCTCATTCAGTTCCCCGCACTCGGCAAGATGATTGCAGATGGCTTGGGCGAGCCACTCAGCGCGCTCACGTCGTTTAGCGCCAAGGCGCCGTTGGCCTCCAAGGACTTCATCGAGGCCTTCGTGAAGGCCTCGGATAGCGCTCGGAAAGCCGGTGGCGAGATTGAGCTCACGCTTGGGCAAGCGCTGACCACGCTCGGCAACGCGGTGATGATCTACATCGGCCAGACCAACGAGAGCACTGGAGCCACCGCGAAGCTAGCCGCGATCGTTCATTTCCTTGCAGAGAATTTCCAGACCATTGCCACGGTGGTAACCATCGCTGCAACCGCCTACGGCACGTACCTCGCCATCCTTGTTGTCATCCCTGGCGTGATCAACACGATCATTGCAGCCACCAACCGGCTGACCGTTGCTGTTGCTGCCAACCCCTTGGGCTTCCTGGCGGTCGCCATCGTGTCGCTGATCGCGATCACCTACGAATATGGCAACTCGGTAAAGCTAACCAGCGATGGCAGCATCACGCTGCTTGGTGCAGTGATCGGCCTTTGGAATTTGCTGAAGGAGGCAATGATCAAAATCTGGGAATACGTTGGTGGCCCGCTCACTGCCGTCTTCATGTTCTTCTTCAACAACGTTATCCTGGCGCCTTTCCACCTCGTGATCACCGTGATCAACGACATTATCTGGGCGCTTAATAAGATCGGAGCAGCCATCCCGCCGCTCAGCGATAGCATTGTCTCGTTCAAAGAACATATCGTTGACGCGATGAAAGAGGCCACCACCAAGCTGAACGAGACCGAAGAGCACTCCAAGACCCTGGCAGAGACCTTGGGTGGCGACGATGAAACGCACAACGTCTCTGGAGCAGCGAAGAAGGCAACTACTTCGGTGAAGGGCCTCTCCAGCGCAGCCAACGACCTGGGTGTCCAGATGGGGCGCGTAGACGCTTCGCTCATCCCGGCTGGCAATGGGCTGATCAAGGCGGCAGAAGCTGCCAAGAAGGCTGCAGACGAATGGAAGAAATACTCTGCCGAAGTGGACGCGAACACCAAGGCTGTGCAGGCCAACGCGCTGATGACACAAGACGCGATGGGCAACATGATAAAGGCCACCGACGAGTGGGCGCGTCGCTCTGGCGACGACTACAACGGCATTGCAAGCAAGGCCAGCGCCGCGACAACTGCCGTGCAGGGGCTGCAGGCCGCGCAGAGTGCGGCCTCTGCTGCTTCGGCGGCAACGACCGGCGCAAGGTCGGTCGGCGGCGATGGTACGCAGAGCACCAACGCGATGTTGGAAGGCGGCAAGAGCACCGACGGTGGAGCGCACTTCCAACTGCCTGGGCAGAGCCTCCACAACTACCAGCTCTACGGCTACCCGCTTGGCGATGTTACCAGCGCCTCCGCATGGAACGACCTTCTTACAGAGACGGCTGACGCCGCGCTGCAAGCGAAGATCAGAGGCGACGCGCACACCCGGCATATCCCAGGTTTTGCGACCGGCGGATCGTTCCTTGTTGGTGGCAGCGGCGGTCTCGACAGCCAGCTCGTTACGTTCATGGCTTCTCCGGATGAGCGCGTTACCGTGCAGACGCCAGAGCAACAGCGTCGCGGCATTACATCCGGTGATGGTTCGTCCGCCAGCGGTGGCGGCACGCAGCGTCCGATCTTCATGACAATCAACACGCCGGATGCCAACAGCTTCCGACGCTCCACCAGCCAAATTCTCCTTGAGCTGCGGTCCAAACTTAATCAGGTAGGCTGACATGGCTTTTCACGACGTTCGACTGCCCGATGAAATCGAGCAAGGCGCGACAGGTGGACCGACGTTTCTAACGACGGTCAACCCCATGTCGTCCGGCCGCGAGCAGCTCAACATCAACTGGAGCGACGCGCGCATCGCCTGGGACATTTCCTACGGCATCCAAAGCCAGGAAGACTTCGACGTCTGCAAGGCGTTCTTCTATGCGCGGCGAGGCCAGGGCAACAGTTTCCGCTTCAAGGACTGGTCGGACTACCAGATGGTGGCCGAGCACATCGGAGTGGGCGACGCGGTCGCTACACAGTTCCAGCTCACCAAGACCTACGAGCCTGGAGCCTACCAGTACGTGCGCAGGATCACCCGGCCGGTTGTTGGCACCATCCACGTGTTCGTTGGCGGCGTTGAGGTTGGCTTCACGCTTCAACCTTTGGGCGTTGTGCTCTTGGGCGCTGCACCAGCCATTGGTGCGCTGGTCCAGGCGAACGCAGAGTTTGATGTGCCCGTGCGCTTCAACGTTGACGCGTTCTCGCTATCGTTGGACACCTCCACCGCTGGCGCCATTGGCCACCTCCCGCTCCTTGAGGCCCGCGAATGAAGTCTGCAAGCCCAGAGCTAATTGCGTCTATCAGCGCAGAAGCCACCACGCTGTGTCGGCTGTGGCGTGTCACGCGTAGGGATGGTACCGTGTTCCGGTTCACCGACGCGGTGCGCAATGTCACGTTCGGCGGCAACGTGTATCGCGCCGACGTGTCGTTCACGTCCTCCGCGATCTTCACCACCACGGTGGTTGCCAACCTGCAGAGCGTTACCCTCGCCATCATCATGGACGACACCGCGTTCGCCGAAGGCGACCTGCGCAAGCGGCTGTACGATAGCGCCATCGCTCAAATCTCCGTGTGCGATTACACGCATCCGGAGTACGGCGAGCTCTTGCTGTTCTCCGGCAAGTTTGGCATCGTCCAGCTCTCCAACATTCAGACCGCTTCGATCACGATCATTCCGGACAGCGGTGCAGCCACTGGCAAAGTCATCGGCAACGAGTGCTTCCAACAGACCTGCCGTGCCAACCTTGGCGACGTGCGCTGCACCGTGAACATCGATCCGCTCAAGGTGGCGTTCACCGTGATCAGCGCGACAGGCGGCAGCTTCGTTGCGGCCGCGTTGAACCAACCATCGGCGCACTGGACGCTCGGCAAGATCAAGTGGCTGACCGGCCACAACGCTGGCACCGACAGCTTGATCAGCTCTGGGGATCAGGCCTCCACAAGCATCTTCCTCGCCGCGCCTCCGTTCTATCCGATCGCGCCAGGAGACACGGGCTACGCCTATCCCGGTTGCGACAAGCAGGCCATCACCTGCAGCAGCAAGTTCAATAACATCTTGAACATGCGAGCAGAGCCGTTCATACCAGACGGCACACCCTCTGCAACCGGCCTAAGGTGATCAATGTCATCCCTCGTCGCACCGCTTCAAACGCCGCTCACTGGCCCGTCGATGCTGTTCGTTCCGGTGCAGACCGTGAACTACGCGTCCGCCTATGGCACGCCAATCCCGCTCTCGCAGGGTCTGCGCAAGGTTACAGGCACACCGATCTGGCAAGGTCCCGTTGGCTCCAAGGTTGTGTCCAACAACCTCGATGGCTCGCAGACCGTTGGAAGCAATCCCAGCGCGCTCTCGACCACCACCACGCTGTTCCGCAGCTTCGCGGTCTCTTTGGGCTATCAGCTAGAGACCGATGGCTCACAGCCACCTCCGAAGATCAGGCGTGTTTGGATCGACGGCACGCTGGTATTCGCGAATGGCTCTGCCACGCAGCCCGTGTTCTACAACATCGCCACCGGCCAATACAACCCGACCATTGGACAGGTTCCAATCCCGGCTGGCCTGCCTCCGGTTACCTCCGACGGCGCGTTCCCTCCGCCAGCGCCGGATGGCTTCCTTGGCAACCTGACCTACACGTTCTACGATGGTTCGGAAACGCAGCTGCCCGACTGGGAAATCCAGGCCGACAAGGGCGCCATCGCTCCGGCCTTCCGTGGCATGATGTACCTCGTTGTGCGCGGCCTTCCCGTTGGGCAAGGCACCATGCTGTTCCAGTACACCTCGCAGTTTGGCTTCTCCAGCGATCTGGTTGGAAGTCAGGCACCAGCGATCACTTCGACCCGGCTCCCGGTTATTCAAGTGGAGCTCATGGATGGTACGAGCCTGCCGTCGTTCGCCACCGAGATGACACCGCTGCCTGGGAGCCTTCCCTTCGGCGTTGGTGTGGTGGTGCTTTCGGACTTCCGCAAGCGGCTGCTGTGCACCAACACCGGCGCGCACCTCCACACTTTCGACATGGACGCCAAGGTCGAGATCGATTACAAGCCGATCACTGGCATTGCCGGCATCGTTGACAACAATGGCTTCGGCGACCCTGGCAAGTTCAACAGCTGGGACCTAGTCAACGACGTGATCTATGGCCAGGGCTTCCCCGGTGCAACCATCGCCGCAGTGAACCGTGCAACCGGCGCTGGCGCCAATGGTCCCTATACGCACAGCTTCGATCTTGCAGCGCTCGACAGCATGGGCGCCAACGCTATCCCTTCGGGCACGGACGCTGTTGTCTTCCCAAGGTTCTGGTATGGCGACGTCGAACACGCGATCATCAATGGCGCAAACCAGCCCGTGGTGTTCGGCATCACCCAGGTTGGCTACGTCGCCGCGCTAACTCCGTCCAACGACGGGATGACGTGGCCTGCTGCTATCCCCAACAAGGCCATGCTGGACTTTACGGCGCGCTCGCCGAACAGCATTTGCGCCATGCCGTTGCGCGAGCTGGCGTTGCAGAAGGGCCACAACGATTTCCAGGACACTGCCTTCCTCATTGGCTCTGGGCAGTTCATCTACCTTGCACTCGTAACGGTTCGCCCTGGCCCAAAGGCGGCGATCGTTAGCGCCACACAAATCTATGACTCAGGCGATCCGACGCTCCACGCGTCTGCCTTCCTGGATGCCAACGGCGCAATCGTCGTGACAGACACCAGCGTCTCCATTGGCCTCGAGAAAGTTTCGCTGCTGCCGGTCGTCTATGACTTCGCTCCCAACTACTCGTTGGCGCCAGGGTGGAACGGCATCTTCCCGCACGTGCAGCCTGCAGCTTACAAAGACCTTCCGCTCAATGTTGCTTGGAATGGTGGTGAGCCAAACGTGTATGTCAACTCGGACTTCTCACGTGGCAACTTCGCCTATCTCGGTGGCATGATCAACCTTGCCGACGGCGCCTTCACCTTCACCGATCTAGGCGCGCTAGGTGGCGGCACAGGCGAGGCCTGGGACAGCGGTTCGCAGACCATGTTCTTCCGTGGCGCTGGCGTCGACGGTGAGCGCTTGCTTTGGGCAAGGCTGTCCAACGCCATCACTGGCACCGTTGGCTCGCTAGCGAGCTACCTCACGTTCTTCGCGGAACGCGGTGGCTACACGGTTGACAAGATCAACATCGATAACACCATCAAAGATCAGGTGGTCGGCGCACTCATCACGGCGCCGACGGACTTGTCCACTCTGTTCGATCAGATCGCAGCGGTGTATGGCCTCATCTGGTTTGATAGCGGTGGCGTGCTGAAGTTCGTGAAGCAGAACCGCTCGCCGATCAAAGCGACAAACACGCTCACCATCTCTGCCAACCCGGTCGATGGTGCCACCGTTACGATCGGCACCTTTGTCTACAGGTTCAAGAACGTTATGTCCGCTCCGTTCGACGTTCAGATCGAACCAACGAAAGAGAGCACCATTGCCAACCTTGCGGCCACCGTCAACGGTAGCGGCACAGCTGGCATCTCGTTCTTCGCTGGCACGGTCTCGCCGCACACCAGCGTGAACGCAGCCATGGCTTCCAACACGGCGATGACAGTTACAGCTCTGCTCGGTGGCGCGGCTGGCAATCTGATCGGCACAACGAGCACCTCCGGCGCGCTCGTCTTCGCGACAACTACGCTGCTCGGTGGCAACCCGCCACCGGAGCCGGTTGTTGAGCTCACGTCCGACGACATGTCCTTCATTGCCAGCTCGACCCTGGGCACCGGGGACGTTCTGGTTACCACCTTCCCTGCACCCATAAGCCAAGGCGTTGCGGTGGCCGTTACCTACTACAATCTCGACGCGGACTACGCGATGGGAACGCAGCAGTACACGCCAGACCAAGGCACCGGCCTCGCGCCAGTTGTCACGACGGTAACGACCTACAACCTGCCGTTCACCATGGCGAACGCGGAGGCCTACGATCGCGTTACCAAGGTTGCACTGCGGACCCTCGACAGCCAAGTTATTCAAGAGCTGCAGCTCACGCAGAAGCACATGCAGCTGGAGCCTTCCGACGTGGTCGGCATCACCATCAACAATTTCGCCTACACGGTTCGGCTGAACGAGGTGACTTACAACGCCGACTTCACCATGTCGATCAACGGTACCAACTACAGCTTCCGAGACGACGTGGTGCTCACGCACGCCATTCCGCCGCAAGTAACGGACCACACCATTCACGGTCCAGGCGATGGCGTGCCTGTGGTGATCGACGGTCCAGTTCTAAACCCTGCGGCAGGCTCCACAGCTGGCATCTTCGCGCTGCTCGATGGTGTCGCCTCCTACGGACAGGCCGGTTGGGAAGCTGCCTCTTTGGGCTTTGAGCTCCCAGGTTCGACCTACATGGCAGAGCTGTTCCAGGTTGTTGCCCAAGTGAAGGGCGGACAGCTGGTGAGCGCACTGCCGGACACCGCAACGCCGTGGCTCACGGATTACGACACGACCATGCGCCTCGTGCTGAAGTCGGCCACCTCTGCAGACTTCGTCAATGCGCCGGACTATCTTAGTTTCTCGACTGGCGTGAACATGCTGATCGTTGGTGCACCTGGACGGTGGGAGTACATCCTATTCCGCAACGTGAACGTGCTGTCTGCCAAGGTTGTAGAGCTCACCGGCCTCGTGCGTGGCTTGCGCGGTACCGAAGTGAACACCGGCAACCACGTTGCTGGCGACCAAGCCTATCTGGTCTCGAGCGCTGCCACTGGCTTCGAGGCACCGCTCCGGCAGCAGTCCCTCCCGAAGGCAGAGATCGGCGCCACCGCAAGGTATCAGGCCATTGGCATCCCCGCTTCACGGACGCCCTCGCAGATCAATGTAACGTTCCAGGGCTACACGCTCTACCCCTTCGCGCCTTGTCATCCCAAAGCCGTGTTGGCTGGTGGGAACGACATCAACCTGACGTGGGTACGACGCGACCGTCTCGGCACGGACTTTGTCACTACTAACCTTGCGCTCAGCGAGACGGCTGAAAAGTACGACCTTGTGATCTATAGTGGCGGGACAATCGTTCGCACGCTTGTCGACCTGACCGCGCCAGCCTACACCTACACTGCTGCGCAGCAGACCGCCGACGGGTTTACTGTCCCGCTTGCATCGCTTAAAATCGCGCTCTTCCAAAAGGGCGAGCTCGGACGAGGCTTCGAGAAACTGGAGACGTTGAATGTCCAATAACCTGACACTAACGCAGGTCGCGACCAACCAGACCAATCCCGAAGTTCCCGTCAATGACAAAGGCGGTGAGCTCGACGCTGCATTGACAGAGACTTCAACGCTGGACCTGACCAACAGCCTCACCTGTCCGACGCTAACATACCAGCGCGCGATCCGGCTGCTCATCACGCCGACTGGCGTGGCGAAGACGCTGACGCTGCCTGCGGTGAAGCGGCTGCTCGTGCTGCAGAACGCGGGCACCAACGCTGTTACCATCGCGGTTGGCACCACCAATTTCCTGCTGGCAGCTGCAGCGCAGACCTTCGTCTACACCGACGGCACGACCAATGGCCTGCAGCAGCTCTCGCTCGGTGGCGGAGGTGGTGGCGGATCGACCGCGCAACCCTGCGACATTGCAACCTTCATTCCCGGCAAGCCCGTTGGAGCCGCGACCGTGTTCCGCTTCAACGTGTTGCGCGCCTTCACGTGGCCGATCGCGCTGGCGGGATCAGTGTTCAACGCAGCGGTCGCTGCAACTGGAACTTCGGTGTTCACCATTCTCCAGAATGGATCGTCCATCGGTACCCTCTCGTTCGCTGCAGCTGGCACAGTGCCAACCATTACCTTCACCTCAGCGGTGACGTTTGCAGCGAACGACGTCATCAGCATCACTGCCCCAGCCGTCCAGGACGCCACGCTGGCGGACATAGCCTTCGACTTCCTGGGCTCACGACCAATCGGCACGACGCTGCAGCCCTTCGACATAGGCGTCTTCATTGCCGGCAAGCCGGGCGCTGCTGCCACAGTGTTGCGCCTCAACGTGGTGCGCGAGTTTGTCTGGAAAGCCAGCCTCACCGGCTCCGTGTGCAACGCTGGCGTCGCCTCCGCTGCTTCCAAGGTTTTCACGATCAAGAACAATGGTTCGTCGATCGGCACGGTAACGTTCAGCACGAGCTCAACAGGAACGATCGCCTTCGCAGCGGACGTGTTCTTTGCGGTAGGCGACGTGCTGACCATTGAGGCTCCAGCCGTGCAGGACACGACCCTGGCGGACGTTGCCCTCAACTTCCTCGGGAGCCGCTGATATGTCTGCATCTATCGAGAATGCCCTAAGCGGGTTTTATGATGGTGGAAGCGCGTCGCCCGGAGCCACCATCACTACAGGTGGTGCAAACCGGCTTGTCGTAATTATGTGTGTCACGGGTCGTGATAATACTTCAGCGGATATCAATCAGGTCACCGCTATAGCAGCAAGCGGCCTTACGTTCACTCGCATCTTTCACGATGTTTCGTTCACCTACTCGGACACGGCTGGAGACCCTAGCTTTCCAGACGCGTCCATCTCGGTCGACGTCTTCACAGCGCCAGCACCAACGACACTGACAGCTCTCGCCTGGACAGCTACGATGGCGGGCGACGGCTTCGTCAACCACGGGACTTGGTCGCAGTTCAGCGTCGTTGGCCTCCCAGACCTCAGCAACCCGTTCGATCCGAACGTGCTCGTCCCTGTCACTGCGAAGAACGTCTCCGGCACCTCATCAGCAGCGGCGGTCCCTGGAGTGACTACCACCAACTCCAACGACCTGCTTGTTGGCCTGTTCGTGAACCACGACTTCAACGCGGCGGTTACACCAAGTCCCGCTGCAGGGTGGACAACCATCGTTGGCCCCAGGCAGGATAACGGTGGGGCAAGTGGCCACTGGCAGCTTCCGGTGTCCAAGAATTTTAGCGCGCCCCAGACTGGGCTCACTGTCCCGACAGGCTTCAGCGACGACTACTGGTATGGTGCAGTGTTCGCGTTCACGAGCGACTCAGGAGCAGCACCAAGTGGCACGCCAGAGCCTGTCATCATCATAATGCAATAAGGAACGACAAATGCAAACGAGCGATAAAGGCCTGAACGTAATCAGAAGTTTCGAAGGGCGCGCGCTGCGTGCCTATCAGGACAGCGTTGGTGTGTGGACCATCGGCTACGGCAACACCAACTTCGACGCCAACGCGGTGAAGGAGCTCGGCAAGATCGGCCGTGGCCTCACCATCACGGCGGACCAAGCGGAAACGCTGTTCGTCGAGAGCATCCGCCACGGCTATGAGCCTGCGGTCTCCAAGCGCCTTGCACCTTTGGGTGTGGCGCTCACGCAAGGGACCTACGACGCTGGCAGCTCGTTCCACTACAACTGCGGCGCGATCATGAAGGCCACATGGCCGACGGCTCTCATTCAAGGTGACAAGAGCCTTGCGCGTACGAGCATTCTATCATGGAACAAGGCCAAAGGCACCGTGCTGCCTGGGCTCACTCGCCGTCGGAAGCGCGAATGGTCAATGATTGATATCGGAGACTATGGTCCGGAAGGCGCCTCCGGTCCCGTCGACCTGGATACGCACAAGCAGCTCCCAGCGCCGCGACCGGCCGGAGCAGGCCCGCTCGTTCCCTTCCCAACGCCGGAGGCGACCAACAGCGCCGTCCCAGGGCAAGCTAAAACGGGTGACGTGAGCGATCACGTGGCCGAAGTGAACGGCTACCTCGTGGCCCTTGGGCGCCTCAAGAAGATGCCGGAACCGAGCAGCCTGTTCACCAAGGAGACAGAAGACGCTGTTCTGAAATATCAGGGCGAGCACCCAAACCTGACGAAGGACGGCAAGGTTGGACCTGCTACAACGGCCTCGCTGCAACGCGACGTGAAGATGAGACAGACGACCAAAAAGACGACAAAGGTCACCGCCATTGTCGCTTCTGCAGGAACCGCAGCAGCTGCAGCAGGATGGGCGACAATCAAGTTCGTGCTGATTGCTGCAGGAGTTGCAGGTTCCGCTGGCTTGATTTTCATTGTCCTCACGCACAAAACTGAGCTAGAAACTCTATGGAATGCCCTTCGTGGCAAACAGGTTCCATAGGAGGCTCTCATGTCGTTTCTCGTTGCTGCTGCCGTTGCACTCGGCACGTTCCTCGCTGGCGTTATGTTCTCGGACAAGATCAAGGCATGGTTCACGACCAAGGCGCTTCCGGCCACCGTCCGCGAGCTGAAGGCTGAAGAGGCCAAGGTAGTGGCGAAGCTGTGATGTTCGCGCAGCTGCGCTTGCAAGAAAGATGCCACCAGTTCGCTGGTGGCATCAAGGCCGTGGCCGCATTGGCGGTTACTGTTGCGCTCTCCCTCGCCGACTTCTACGACGTTGTCCCGCTGCAGCCCGTGCTGACCGAGTTGCTCGGCGAGCACGCTGCTACCAAGCTTGCCCTTTATCTGCCGGTGATCTTTGCGATCTTGCGCTACGTGTCGACCACGGAAGTGCACTGGCACCACCACGACGAGGAAGCGCACTGATGTTTGGCTTTGCATTTATCATGAAGATCGTTGGCTGGTTCAGCGGAGTGAATATCTCTGGTCTGATCAACGGCATCACTGACGTTATCAAGAACCGGCAGAACGCAGAGGTGGCTGATCACGCCTCCGACAACTCTAGCGGTGTCGCCCTCGGCACGGCCTACCTCCGATCGGTCGACGCCACCAACAACATAAAGCTGGAGAGCAAACGGATCGAGGGCAAGTGGGGCCTGACGCTGATCACCACCATCATCTTCTTCACCATCCCGATCGGCATCCACTTCGCTGCGATCGTGTTCGACAGCATGACCTTCTGGCATCACCGCATCGGCGACTGGGACGTTGGCAGACTGCCAGTCCCCTACGACGCGCTCGAGATTTCGATCATTCAATCGCTTTATTACATCGGTGGCGGAGTGGGCGCGGTGTCCATGCTGGCCAAGGCGTTCGGTAAACGCTAAGTGAGGCAGGGGCAATGGCGGATCATGATCAGGCGCAACAGGTACGCGAGAGTGTAGAGCACGTAGCGGAACGAGCGGCCGACGTCGCGGTCGCCCGCATGCTTACGCACCTGGGCATTGATGCTGCCAACCCAATACAGTCCCAGGCCGAGTTCCAGAGCCTCCGAGCGCTGGCGAAGCTAATGGCCGACGAAGGCGTCGCCGCCGACCTAGCGTTCATCCGGCGCCTCCGCACAGCCTCCGACACCATTAAGGACGCGACGTGGCGCACCACCGTCCGAGTTCTTGTTACCGCCGCTTTGGGCATATTTGCCATTGGTACGAAGGACTGGTGGATCGCACACATTGGTGCGATGTTCCGCTGAGCTCACGCACTCACTGTGCCCAAACAACCAGAGCTGCAGAAAGCCCAAAGGGCAACAAGGGTTAGGGCGGTTTAACTCACGCACTCGACTTCCTCACGCGCTTTCGGTCGCTAGGGAAATCGCCTCACCGGAGCTCCCTACTCTACTCTCTCTAATTCTAATGAGTAAGTAGAGTAAGTAGAGTAGCTAGGTTCCAACCCCTGCTCCCGCCAACGAAATCCCGTGCTCAGACGTTTTGCACGCAGTGAGTGCGTTGAGTCCGTGATTGCGGCCGTCCCGCTCCCGCGCCAAAAGCGGTGCACAGAAAAGGAACGGCCATGGATACCTCCAGCTACATCCCGGAAACGAAGCACCTCAGCCACCAAGCGCGCATCTTCCACGACACCGCGTCGCGCGCTGTGTACGCGCTGTTCTGGGAGCAGGGTACCGGCAAGACCAAACCAACCATCGACACCGCTGCGTACCTGTACGAGGCAGGCGAGATCGACGCGCTCATCGTGGTGGCGCCCAATGGCGTGCACCGCAATTGGAAGAGCGACGAGCTGCCGAAGCACCTGCCCAAGCGGCTGCACGCTGCCACACGCGTGGAGTATTGGGAGAGCAACAAGGCTAACAACGTCGGCTTCAAAAGCAAGATGAAGGCCCTTTTGATGCACAAGGGCCTCGCCATCCTACTCTTGTCCTACGACAACGCGGTGACCAAAAATGGAAAGAATTATCTTTGGAAGTTTCTCCGACAGCGCAAGTGCCTGTATGTGCTCGATGAGTCCCAGAATATCAAGGCTCCCGGAGCCAAGCGCACTATCAGCTTGGTCGCCAGCGGACGCTACGCCAAGTACAAACGCATCCTCACTGGAACGCCGATTGGCGGAGGTGGCCCGTTCGATATCTACGCGCAGATCAAATTCCTGGACGAGCACTTTTGGAAGCCGCATGGGTTCGCAGACTACAACGTGTTCAAACGCCACTTCGGAGTTTGGTTCACGGCCGAAGACTGCAAGCGACTTAATGGTTATGATCCAGGATATGATAAGCTCGAAGAATATGTGCACCTCGATCAGCTCGCTGCAATTGTCGGAACGGTTTCCGATCGCGTTTTGAAGACCGACGTGCTGGACCTTCCGCCGAAGGTCTTCAGCAAGCGCTACTATGAGCTGAACAGCGAACAGACCCGCGTGTACAACGAGCTGGTGGACAACTATGAAGCAGAGTTCAAGGACGGAGCGCGCGTCGACGGGCAGCTTGCGATTACTCGACTACTGCGCCTCCATCAGGTATGTTGCGGATATGCACAAACCGATGATGAAGAACCATCGCGCCTATTGGGAAATAACAACCCCTTACTGGACTGCGTCGAAGAGGAAGCGAAGAGCTCGACGTCGCAGGGAATTATATGGGCGCGCTTCTCCCGCGACATTGATCAGGTTATGGACGCGCTTGGCAAGCGCGCTGTCCGGTACGATGGCAAGGTGAGCGACGACGAGGCAGAGCGCAACAAGCAAGCGTTCCAGGCCGGTGACATTCAATGGTTCGTTGGCAATCCGCAGAAGGGCGGCACGGGACTGACCCTGATCCAAGCCCGGACAATGATGTTCATGTCCAACAGCTTCAAGCTGATTGAACGCTTGCAGGCGGAAGATCGCGCCCACCGCTTTGGGCTTACGTGGCCGGTTGACTACATCGACTTCGTTGGCACGCTGCCAGGGAACAAGCAGACCATCTCCGGCAAGGTTATCACCGCGCTGCGCAAGCACTATGACATTGCGCGGCAAATCACAGGCGACGAGTTGAGGGAATGGATATGAGTACCGTGTATCTGGTGCAGGACACCAAGTGGGTTGACAAGGACGGACAGCTGAAGAGCAAGTTCGACTTCAGCGCGGCCACACAATATGGCGAGCTCGTGGAGCTGCTGGAGCCGGGTGCAAGCCCGTTCGATCTGGCGCCGGTGATCTACCGCTTGCAAGACCGCTTGCGCAACTTCAGTCGGACCGACTACCTTTTGCTCGTTGGCTCTCCCGTCCTTATTGGGCTTGCAGTAGCGATTGCAGCCAACTACGGAGACGGAGACGTTGCCATGTTGCAATGGTCCGGTGCGAAACGGCAGTACATTCCCGCGAGAGCCTACGGCATATACTGATTGTTAACCCAGGGAAACACAGGCAACTTCCCGCTGCAGAAAAGGAACATTCCATGTCCGACGACATCTACAACTATGACGAGCACAAGCAGGAAGCCGCAGGCCCAGGCGATAACATCCTGGCCTCGCTGTCCGCGCTTGCCATGGAGCAGAAGCGCGCTGAAGTCGCCGTCGCAAAAGCTGAAGAAGCTTTGGCGCTGGCGAATGCCGAGCTCAAGCGCATCAGCGAGCATGTCATCCCGGACCTGATGGACGTTGCCAAGCTGACGGAGTACACCTCCAGGGACGGCATCAAAATCAAGATCGGCGAGAAGATCAGGGGCTCCATCCCCAAGGCCAACGAGGAAAAGGCATTCGCATGGCTTACGGACCAGAAGCACGACGATTTGATCAAGCGCGAGTTCAAAATACAGTTTGGCAAGAACGAGGAAGGATGGGCCAAGAAGTTCCTGGCCGATCTTCAGAAACGAAAGCGACCTTTAGCGTTCGAGCTGAAGCGCACCGTGCACGCAAGTACCCTTGCCTCGTTTGTCAAGGGCCAATTAGAAAGTGGCGTTGACTTTCCCATGGATATCTTTGGCGTCTATCGCCAGCGCGCCTCCACCATCGAGGTGAAGGACTAAATACCGTCACCTGGTTAGTGGTGAGTACGCCCAGCGGGCTAACGAGTGTATAAGGAACGTTTAACATGGTTGACTTTGCAAAGAAGAATGCGGAAAAGGCAGCTGTCTCGACCGAGGTTGCCACCACTGCTGCTGCCCTTCCGGCCGTTGCTGGTGCTTACGACTACGGCGCCGACGCTGGAGTTGGCTTCGAGGGGACCACTGCCAAGGACCTAAGCATCCCCTTTATCGGCATCCTGCAGTCCAATTCGCCGCAGGTTGAAGACGGTGGCGTTGCTGGTGCCAAACCCGGCATGCTGATCAACACGGTGACCAACGATCTGATCGACGGCGACAAGGGCCAAGCCTTTATCCCGGTCCATTATGATCGCGCGTTCGTCGAGTGGGTACCGCGCACCAAGGGTGGTGGCTTCGTCGGCCTCCATGACATCAACAGCGAGCTGGTGAAGTCCGAGCAGAAGAAGCAGGAAGACACCAAGACGCGTGGCAAGATCATTCTCGCCACCGGCAACGAGCTGATCGAAACCGAGTACTGCTATTGCCTCACGTTGGACACGGACTTCGTGTCGCCGACTGGCTTCGCGGTGCTCTCGCTCACGTCGACCAAGCTGACTCCGTTCCGCAAGTTCAAGACTTCGCTGTTCATGCTCAAGGGCAAACCGCCTTTGTTCGTCAACCGCGCCATCCTGAAGACGGACAAGCAGAAAAACGACAAGGGTACCTTCTACAACGCCAAGTTCGTTCCGGTTGCAGCCGACTGGAAAACCTCGCTGATCCCCAACACAGCCGAGTTCAAGGACTTGATCGAGGAAGCCAAGTCGTTCCGTGCGATGGTTCTGTCCGGCATGGCCAAGGCCGCGTTCGAAACGCAGAACGTTGCTGGTGATACCGGCAGCGGCAACACCGAAGACGCTCCGTTCTGACCGCTAGCCATGCTCTACGGAGCATGGCCGAGCTCAGAAGCGATATCAGGGTAGCTGCGGAACACGCGTCCTGGTATCGTCTCGGCCCCCATACCGCAGTTCAGGGGGCATCCCTTCTAGCCGCGAACCTACGGAGTTTGGCTCCGTCGGCTAGTTCTTTTCAACGGAGGCTTCCATGTCGCTACTTCGCAAACTGTTACGTCACGAGAACGCCATGGTTGGCCGGGTTACACGGCGCGGCGTTCGAGGTCAGATCAATCGGCACATCATCCAAAAGGGCATTCGCAATTGCCGCACCTTCGTGCGCAACGGCAAGACGGTGCACCTTGGGCGTGGGCGTCAAATCCCCATGGAGCTGCATGCCACCAAGGGCTGGCGCTACGTCGTTGCTTGGGGCGCATTAGATGCAATTCGGACCTGAACAGGACGCTGCTCTTTCTGCAGTCGCCGATTGGATGACCAGTGATCAACAGCTCTTTCGGCTGTTCGGCTACGCTGGCACCGGCAAGACAACGCTTGCAAGGCACTTCGCGGAGGGAATAGAGGGCAGCGTCCTGTTCGGCGCTTATACTGGCAAGGCAGCGCACGTGCTGCGCTCCAAGGGCTGTCCGGGTGCTGGCACCATTCACAGCCTGATCTACCACTCCAAGGACCAGGGCCGCTCTGCGCTCCGGGAGATGGAGCTGGAGCTCGTTGAGCTCATGATCGAGTTGAAGCACGAAGGCGCGTCCGATGAAGAAATCAGCCGACACCCGAACGTCGTCAACGTTCGGGCTCAACTCGAGAAAGAACGCACCAGCCTCGCCCGGCCAATCTTCTCGCTCAACCATGAGAGCATCGTTAAAGATGCTAAGCTTGTTGTCATTGACGAGTGCTCTATGGTGGACGGACAAATGGGAGCGGACTTGCTCAGCTACGGAACCAAGGTGCTCGTCCTTGGCGACCCTGCACAATTGCCACCTGTTATGGGTGCAGGTTTTTTCACGGAGGGATGCAAGCCGGACGTCATGCTCACCGATATTCATCGACAGGCAGCAGACAATCCGATCATTGCCATGGCAACAACGGTTCGCAACGAGCGGCCTCTCGCCTTGGGAAAGTATGGAGAGAGTGAAGTTATCGAACGGGCAGACCTACGTCAAGACGATGTTATCAACGCCAATCAAGTATTAGTCGGCAAGAACGTTACCCGCCACGCAAGCAACCGCCGCTTGCGCGCCCTTTTGGGCATCACCTCTGAGGTGCCTGTGCCCGACGACAAGCTGGTCTGCCTGCGCAACAACAGCGAGATTGGGCTGCTCAACGGCGCCATCTGGAACATCGACCAGATCGGCAACATGGACGACCAGCGCATTCACATGACGATAAGCCCAGAGGAAGCGGGCGCCTCGCAAGACGTTGAAGCGCACATGCATTATTTCCTAGGCGCCGGAGACAAGCTGGCATGGTATGAGCGCAAGGATGCGCAGGAGTTTGATTACGGCTACGCGCTGACCGTTCACAAGAGCCAAGGCTCGCAGTGGAACCACGTGATGCTGTTTGACGAGAGCTACGTGTTCCGCAAGGACAGGTGGCGTTGGCTCTACACTGGCATCACCCGTGCCGCCGAGAAACTAACCGTAGTGAGGATGTGATGTATAACGAAGACGATGAGGCCGTTGGCCGCTTTTGGTTCCACATCATGGTCGTTATCGTGGTGAGCGCGTTGTTTCTTTGCAGCGTGGTGCAGTGCCATGCCGAAGAGCCGGACGGCTACTGGACTAAGCTTGCATCAAAGTACAATTGCGAGTGGGTGCGCACCAAGCTGAAAATCTATTCCGAAGACGAGCTGATCAAGAAGGCCAAGCGATGGCACATCCCCGAAAGAATAATAGAGCTCGGAAAGAGCTGCCCTCGATAGAGAAGGCTCTCGCTCACCTCCACAAACAGATCGCGCAATCAGGTTCTACAGTTGCGTTGATGTTGGCGCGACGCAAGCTGAACCTCGCTGCGCTCAACGTTTCCCGTGCGCAAGTAAAAATAGCGCTTGATGAGTTCGATAAAGTTCTTGAACAGCTCACTCCGGAAAGCGAAGAATGACCCTCCTTCAAAATCCCCACACCTTCCGGAGACCTATTGCCATGGGACCTTCACAGCCTCATTCCGAACAAGTGCATGCCGAAAAGTACCGAGGCGACGGTGAAAGTTTCCGGGAAGCAATGGGCCGCATCGCGTCTGGCCTCGCCGACGGCGACGATCACTATCAGGAGTTCCGCGACATACTTCTCAACATGCGCTTCATGCCAGCAGGGCGCATCCAAGCCGCGATCGGCTCACCGAAGCATATCACGCCGTACAACTGCTTCGTCAGCGGCACCATTCACGACAGCTTTGCGCACGGCAACGAGGCTGGCCAGAACAGCATCATGGATATCGCGAAGCAGGCCGCGCAGACGATGCGCATGGGAGGCGGGATTGGTTACGATTGGAGCACGCTACGTCCATCCGGTGATCTCATACGCGGAGTGCAGTCCAAAACCGATGGTCCCTTGGCCTTCATGCCAATCAACGACGCGGTCTGCAAGGCGACGTCAAGCGCTGGAAACCGCCGTGGTGCCCAGATGGGCGTGCTGCGTGTCGACCATCCTGACATCTTCAAGTTCATCCGCGCCAAGCAGCCCTCAGACGAGATGCAACACCTTTGGGACCTAGTGGACAGCCTTCCGGCCGACTACCCAGGCCGCATGCAGATCGCCAACGCGCTGCAGAAGACGTTGCTGCTCACTGGCTTCAACATGAGCATTGCGATCACCGATGAGTTCATGGAAGCGCTCGCCGCCAGAAAGTCCTTCGACCTGAAGTTCAACGGCCGGGTGTTCAACACCGTCGACGCGCACGAGCTCTGGGAAACGATCATGCGCTCCACCTGGGATTGGGCTGAGCCGGGTGTGCTGTTCATTGACACCATCAACCGGATGAACAACCTGTGGTACTGCGAGAACATCGCGGCGACCAACCCGTGTGGCGAGCAGCCGCTCCCACCGCACGGCGCTTGCCTCCTGGGCTCTTTCAACCTGACGAAGTATATCAGGGGCTCAGCTGAAATAAGCGAATGGCACTTCGACATGAAGCAGTTTGTAGCCGACATTCCGGCCGTCGTTCGGGCCATGGACAACGTGGTGGACTACGCTCAATATCCGCTGCGTGCCCAAGAAGCGGAGGCTAAGTCGAAGCGCCGGATGGGACTAGGTGTAACCGGCCTCGCCAACGCAGCGGAGGCGCTAGGCTTTCCATATGGCTCACCGAAGTTCCTGATGTTCGAGCGGCGCGTGCTGCTGGCGCTTAACGAAGGCGCCTACCTTGCCTCGATGCAGCTTGCTCGGGAGAAGGACGCGTTCCCAATGTTTGACGCTTATCGTTACACCGAAGGCGAGTTCATCAAGAAGCTTCCTCACTACTTGCGCAGTGACATCAAGAAATACGGCATCCGCAACAGCCACCTGACGTCGATCGCGCCGACGGGCACCATTAGCTACGTGGCGGACAACGTGAGCTCCAGCATAGAGCCGGTTTTCATGTACAATGGCCAGCGCAAGATGAAGACCCTGGCAGGCGACGTCGTTGTCGACGTGCAAGATTATGGCCTGCGCGAGTTTGGCGTGCGTGGTCGCATTGCTGACGAAGTTACAGCGGACGAGCACGTCGCCGTGCTTGGCGTTGCTTCCAACGCGGTGGACAGCTCGGTGTCCAAGACCTGCAACGTATCGGCTGACATGAAGTGGAACGACTTCAAGAACATCTACGTGAAGGCGTACGAGCTGGGATGCAAAGGCGCGACCACGTTTAATCCTGGTGGAAAACGACTTGGAATATTCTTGGCGAAGGCGCACAAGGACGTCGCCGAAGGGGAAGCGTGTACCTTCGACCCAGAAACCGGGAGGCGAAATTGCGAGTAACAAACATTATCGTCGGCTTGATGATGCTTCTGTTCTTTGGAGCTGGCATGGCGCTCGCCAACAAGCTGCACAAGCTGCACCCGTCGATCGGCCTCCAGGTCGATCGTGAACACAAGGGCGACAAGCAGCCGATCAAGCTGCGGCCGGAAGGCGATGCCTGGACCTGCTTCGGTGGTGGCCGTTATGAGGCAATGGCCAAGGGCGAAGTCTGCCCCGGCTGGGAAGATCAGTGAAGATATTCCTCTACAAGAGCCAATGGTGCCGCGCCGATCTACGTGCGCTGGCGCAGAAGTGGGTTGGCATCGACAACGTTCACCTGTGCAAGGATTTACCCCATGAGAATGCTAGTGTGCGGCGGCCGGAACTACGGAGACTTCACTCGGCTGGCGATGATACTCGATCAGATCAATAACGATGGCGTGAAGGTCAGCGTTGTGATCGAAGGCGAAAGCCGGGGCGCTGACAAGCTTGCTGCCCTTTGGGCTTCACGTCGCAGCATTCCTCTGGAACCGTATCCGGCGGACTGGGACCGTTGGGGCATGGCTGCTGGTCCCAAACGCAATAGACAAATGCTGATTGAAGGCAAGCCCGATCTGGTTGTTGCTTTCCCCGGTGGCGACGGAACAGCCGACATGGTTCGCCAAGCTCGCAAAGCGGGTGTTCGCGTTAGGGAAGTGGTGTGATGGAAGCGACACAGGAAGAGCTCGACCGCTTTATGTCCTACGTGGACAAGCTGCCCAACGGCTGCTGGTATTGGACCGGAGGCCGTTCACGCGGCAAGGGTAACAAGAAGTGGTACGGCACGTTTTGGTTTCGTGGCAAGTCGATCCGCGCACACCGCTTCTCAGCCGACTACATCGGCAAGTTCGAGCCTCTGCCCAAGGGCAAGCACCGTGATCATCTTTGCGTTTTCTCAATGTGCGTTTGCCCGGAGCACCTGGAGCACACCACGCCGGAAGTCAATCAAGAGCGCAAGATCGAACGCCTTGCAACCGCTTGCTCGGACGGACTGGACCGCCTGAAGGCGCTTGGCCTGTGGCCGTTTGATGAGCCAGACTATTCGCTGCCGGTTGGCCAAACAACGTTCTGCTACGGCGACCCGGTGAGCCACGAGGCTGACAAATATCGCTACGGCATGACATTAACCAGACGTTAACGATGCTGAGAACCGCCTGTTGTCTTTTGCGAAAGTTCAAGGCATGAATGGCCATCGTTTCAGAAAAGGAGATCGGAACTATGACAGCCCAAACCGTCGTCATTTTTGGCAACCAGACCTATACCTACGAAGGCCTCTTTACCCTCTCCGGCCCAGAGCTCACCAAGCTGCACAATGAAGCCGCGCACAAGGTTGGTGTTGAACCAACCAAGCGCTTCAGCGACAAGCTGTCTGCGGCCAAGCGCACCTGGGCCGTGCTCCTGAAGGTTGCCGCTGGCACCGAAGCCACCGTTGCAACCGCACCGTCGGAGCTGGTCAAAGCGGCCACCGTCGAGAAGGTTGTTGTGCCCGAAGCAGAGCGCGACGTGCTGGTGGTGAAGCCCAAGGCCCTGAAGGCTGAAAAGCCTGCCAAGGCGCCGAAGGCACCCAAGGAGAAGAAAGAGGCTGCACCGCGCAAGCCGCGCGGCAAGCGCTTCGTATTTCCGAAGGGCGACGAGCTGAAGAAGGTCCGCGAAGGCACCTTCCGCGCCACGCTCGTCAAGATGCTCTCCCGCGAGCAAGGCGCCACGTTCGGCCAGTGCCTGGGTGCCACTTGGGGCCAGAAGGCCGGAATGGATGCTGAGACCGCCGAAAAGACCTGCTACGAGGCCATGCGGCTGCTCCACTACTATTGTGGCTACGGCATGCGCCACCTGGACCAGAGCGAAAACCCGCATATCCAAATCTACTTCTAATGGGAAGGCATCTCTACATGCGCTTCGAAAACCTCGCCAAGCCAGCGGCTGAAAAGCCGCTGGCGTTTCCGGACCACGCTATCATTCCGAACAAGACCATCACGTTCGACGATGCCGCGCTGGCCTGCCAACGCGCTTGCGCTGACTGCAAGTTCTACCGCTTGGGCTTTAGCCGCTCCTGCAGCGCACTACCGCTCCAGCATTGGCACGCGGTGAGCGGTTGGCTTACAAGCGATCCGCAGTTTAATCGTGATGAGCCGGATCGGTGTGGTCGCGAGGGCAAGCACTGGCGCCCAAAGCTGTGGTACCGCCTGAAGGGCTGGCTGCGATGAACGCGCGAGCAGCGGCCATCGCCGAAGGTTGGTTCGACTGGTTTGGCTATTGGTATTTCCTGGACCCGGTACGGTTCGTGGAAGAGGTGGCCCGGCCGTTTTATTTCAGAGGCACCGCGCGGGAGCTGTGCTTAGCACAAGGGATTGAGTTCCATGACGAGCAAGCGAAACTATGAGCGGTTGGCGATCGAGGACTTCGGCAAGCACCTGCTTGAGAGCGGCGACCTGGACCCGATCTACATCGCGTTGCGCAAGACCTTCGTGCACCCGGCAGGCAGCATCCCAGCGCTGAAGCGTTGGATGGTGGCCTACTGGTGCCTCTACCACGCTGGCACGGCCTGCTACCTCAGCGACTTCGAGGGCCGTGAGTTCTGGCTTGAGCTCAAGAAGGCCGCAGCCAACACCGAGCTCTCGCCCACTGGCGAGCGCTGGCAGCGCGGCCACGAGCGTCGCCACTTCCGGGGCGAGGCCAGCGTGAAAGCCGTCCGTACGATGATGGGGCGGTACCTTGATAACCCGGCCGACTTAGTCAATGTGATCATCGGCGACGATGAAGGCCGCGACATGGATCGGCCCTTCATGGAAATTTCGCAGCGCGCCCAGGAGCTGCCTCTCTTTGGGCCATGGATTGGTTTCAAGGTTGGAGACATGATCGACCGCGTGCTCGGCATACCAATCGACTTTGACAACGCAGCCGTGTTCATGTTCGACGACCCGACGAAGGCCGCGCTCCGGCTCTGGCGTCTCAAGGCCGGCATTCACGAGCGCTATGATACCAACGGCAAGGTGTCCAAGGTGCAGGTGACGCCCAAAGACAAAGACAAGGCAATCAATCAGGTTGTGGACTATCTGATTGAACACTTCCGTAATTTCCAGGCACCTCCGCTTGGCGATCGGCCGGTTGGTCTGCAGGAGGTGGAAACCATCCTGTGCAAGTGGAAGAGCCATATGAACGGGCATTACCCGCTCTACAACGACATCGACGAAATCAACGACGGGATCAAGCCATGGGTGAAGCACAGCCAGACCGCGCTAAATTTCGCAGCAGCCATGCCGCAAAACCCGGCACGCAAAACCTAGTACGTGGCGACAATTACTTTCGCCAGCTCTACTATGCAGCGGAGTTGGAGCTCATGCGCCATGATCAGCTTGTCTCCGAGGGCTACTTGTTCTTTCAAGACGGCTACTGGAGACCGTGATGCGCTTGAACAATTTCATATTCCGCTGGCGCCTTGCACGCCGCAACCGGCTCCAGGAGTGGCACACCAAGTTTCTCTGGTGGCCACGCGACGTGTTCTGGCAAGAAGGGGATTGGGGCTACCACTGGCTTATCCACGTGCAGCGTCGCCGCTGCTACGGCCACTGGTTTGATCAGTACTACACCGAGTATCGTCGGCTGGAGCGGATGTGGTGACCACGTGCACGATCAAACACTTCTCCAGCCTGGGTGGTGGCGGGACCAACATTTGGATCGAGCACGAGGGCAAGCGCTACTATTCCCGCGTCAACTACATAATCCAAAACAGCACTGGCATGCAGAACCTCTGCATCATGGAATTTCATAAACGGAGAAAGATATATGGCACGTACTGACGCGGAGATCGAAGCAGCGATTGTGCTTCACAAAAAGATCAGGACCAACGGCCTGCAGCGCGCCATTGACATTATGGAGCCGACGGAGAAGGCCTATGCACGTCGGCTGATCTGCCACGCGCTGGAGGACATGATTGCACCGAAGGTTACAGCTGGCGAACCGCAGTCCCACTCCGATGGCACGCCAGCGCGGCCGGACCTTGGCCTGCTACGTGGCCGTGGCGGAGAAGCCTGATGCACGTTCACCTCGAAGGCATGGGCCTGCAAGGTTCGCTGCTCGCCCACCGGCTCAGCATGTATGGTGTGCCGTTCACGTGGCACGATATCAACCGCACGGAGACCGCGTGGAAGGCCTCCACCGGCGCAATCTACCCGGCCGACAGTACCAACCACGGTCCAGACCGCGATGCCTACACGGTTTGGAAATCGTGGTACGAGCACGGCTACTTTGAGAAAGAGTTTCTCGAGCGCTCCGGTGGCATGGTGTTCTGCACTAAGCAGCCACCGCACAAGGGCAAGTACAAGTTCACCGAGCTCCCAGGCAACCTGCGCTTGGGCGAGCAGCCCTCGTTCCACTTCAACGCGCAGACCTTCGTGAAGACACAGCAGCACCATTGGCGGAGTGGCCGAAAGCAGGGACCCGTTACCGCTGACATGCACATTGTCACGCACGGTTGGGGCATGCGTCTTGGGCACGCCTATTGGGGCTGGACCCGGCTTGTGAAGCTGGCCTATCCACGCGTGATGCAGCCTGAAGAACACCACCGGCCTGCGTTCTACTTCCGGCCGAACCGTTACATGATGGCCTATGCCTATCCCGTTCCAGGAACCGATTGGTACTACGCTGGCAGCTCCATCATGAAGCAGGCCAAAGACAAGCTGCACGAGCTGCCGATCGTTCCGAAATATGATCGCTGGAAAAAGACCTTCGAGGATATTGCCCAGGGGCAGGTCATGGTGAAGGAAGAAGGCGAGTACCTCACTGGCTGGCGCCCCGCTGCTGCCGACGAAGATACAGCCTGGGTACGCCGCAAGGGCAACGTGCTGCTCATGCGCCCGCTCTGGAACAGCGGCATTCGCCACTTCCCCGTGCAATGGGCTGGCGTTGCCACACAGCTAGGATTGATACCATGAAGGCGATCGGCGGAGTTCCAACACCGAACCCGGATTGGGAGAAGGTGACACACGGCCCTGAGACCCGTCGTCTCATGGTTCCCGGAGGATGGCTTTATTTCGTATCGCCTTCTCATATGGAACCTTGTCTAGTTTTTGTCCCGGAACCAAAGCAAGGCGATTGAAGACCCTGACTTTCCCGCTATTGTTGCGGGATGGCTTACAGGTTCGCCCAGGTTGACACAGACGAAGATGATGTGGTGGAGCTCCTGACCGAGCTCCATCTGCACACCTTTGGTGGCGCGGAAGAGGCGCCCTTGCCTCTGTGGGAGAACGGGCACTGGTGGATCGGCTGGGAACAACGTTCCGCCACACCAGCGGCCTTCTGCGGCATCACCCAATCCATACTCGGACCCGGTATAGGCTACCACAAGCGCGCTGGCGTCGTGAAGGGCCACTATGGCAATGGCCTGCAGCGCAGGATGATCCGACTGCGCGAGCGGAAAGCACGCTCTCTGGGCTTCACCCAAATTGTCACCGACACAACTAACAATTGGCGTTCCGCTAACAACCTGATTGCGGAGGGATACCGCTTGTGGGCACCTGTGTATCCCTGGGCGTTCGAGGAAACGCTCTACTGGCGAAAGTTTCTCTAAAGAAAAGGATAGGACATGTTTGTCACCATCGTTGCACTCATGTGCATGACAACTGGTAACGTGCCGTTCTGCCGGGAAGAAATCGTTACCGACAGTTCCATCTCGGAGAACATCACGTTCTTCAGCTGCGCCAACGGCGCCCAGGCACCATTGGCAGAATGGAAAGCCAACCACCCGGTCTACCGCAACGAGAATTGGACCATCAAGCGGTACATCTGCGTGCCCGGACACTACGTGATCAAGGACGCGATCTGATGCAAGGCCATCTCGGCGATAATGTTCGCCCGTTCAAGCCCTCCAGCGGAGGTGGTGGCTCCAAGAAGGGCAAACCCCAATGGCACTGGCCTTGGGTTTTGAAAGCCATTGCTGACGCTATCTTTGAGCGAGCAAAAGGTTCAAGCGATGCTTGGAAGACAGATCGCAGCGCGCGACTGAGCCTTGCTCAATTCAAAGACCGCATGGACGATATTGCGCCCGGCTGGGAAGACTACTGCAGCGCGGTAGGAGGCCATCGCGCTACGCCTTGGGCTGAGCTGCTTCACAATCGTGTTTACAAGATGCATTATTCTGGCACTAGCGATCGCGGTGTTGGCCACAGCCCAGAAACGCGCGCTTGCGATAGCAGTGAGCACTTGACCAAGCATTACCACGTTAGCAGCCCGATGGCGAAATTGCACCTCGCCGTGGTGCGTGGCGAAACACGTGTAGACTGGAAATCATTCCTATGATCATCGTTCGAGTAGAGCTCTTGTCGGCCATCACTGGCAAGACAACCGAGCTGGCGCGCATGGACCTGTGCAACATCGGTGGCACCAGGAACAGCGGCGATTACTCGGTGCAGGCCATGCGAGGCCGCGACCACGCGACGTTGTCGAAAAGGATTGCACAGCGAGAAGGCAAAGTGTTAGGTCACCCGCGACTTTCCCAGCACGTCTGGTATCTCGTTGCCAAAGCCCTAAAGGCGCTCAGCTATGATCATTAACATCCGTGGCACGTCCGGCTCTGGCAAGAGCACGCTGGTACGAAACGTTACCGCGCTCTATCAGGCCCGCTTCCCGGTAAAGGTTGTCGGCCGCAAGCAGCCGATTGGCTACATTCACCAGTGCGGTACCGGCAAGAGCCTTGCTGTTGTGGGGCATTACGAGACAGACTGTGGTGGCTGTGATACCATCGCCAACATGGACGAAATCTATGACAAAGTCCGGGAAGCGCACGCCGCTGGAATGGATGTTCTTTACGAAGGACTTCTCATTAGCGCCGATGCTAATCGAGTTATCGCTTTACATACTGACGGGCTTCCTGTTCGCGTCATTGCGCTGAACACGCCGCTGGACGTCTGCCTCGCCAGTGTCAACCACCGGCGCCGTAACACTGCCATGATCAAAGGCAAGGAATACAAAGGCGACGTCAATCCCAAGAACACCACGAGCAAGTTCGCTGGCGTTAAGTCCAGCCTGAAGCGGATCGAGGCCGCTGGCATTCCCAACAGCTGGGAGAGCCGCGAGAGCGCGCTGGCGCTGATCCGCACGGAGTTCAACCTATGAGCCAGGACATTTTCTTCGAGACGGCGCGCGAGCGCTATCGCATGATGCTGCGCAAGAACATTGCGGCAGAGGCTGACACCATCCTGCAGGATACAATCCTAGACCGGCGCTGGTCTGATGATCCCATCTTCCAGGAGTTTCGCTTCTGCAACGTGTTTCGCGAAGACGACAAGGTCACCAAGTGGTTTCGCGAACACGTCCGCAACCCTTTGGGCGCAAGGCGAGCGGACCAAGTTCGTGCTGCCGTGGTGTTCCGTTGGTTCAACAACATCGCCACGGGCGAGCAGCTGGAAACATTCTTCCTGTTAGAGAATTGGAGGCATGAAGAGGCACGAGGCCTCGTGCAGCTGATGGCCGATCGCGGTGAACGCATTCTCAACCCGGCATATATGATCAAGTCGCCGCCAGGGATGAACAAAACAACCGGCCTGTTCCAGTGCATTGCCAACGTGCTCGACGACCTGGAGATGATCACCACCGAGATGATGGAAGGCTCCAGCCTGCAGAAGGCGCACACGCTGCTCCAGCGCTACCCGTACCTTGGCCCCTTCATGGCCTACCAGATGATCTGCGACCTTCGCTTCACCGGAGTGCTCGGCCACGCCACCGACATCAACACCTGGACTGCCCCTGGGCCAGGGTCTGCACGCGGCGTTGGTCGCATGTTCTTCAGTGATGTGGCAAGATACAACTATAACAGCGAGCGCGACCAGGAGCTGCTTTGCGACAAGATGCGCTACCTTCTTGAGTGCAGCCGGGAAGCAACCTTCTGGCCAACGGAATGGCCCAAGTGGGAGCTGAGCACCGTGCAGCATTGGTGTTGCGAGTACGACAAGTACATGCGCGTCCTGTTGGGTGAAGGAACGCCGAAACAGAGATACCGTCCCGCGTAGTTGGCTTCTAATGGCGCTACAGAAAAGGAATTGTCCCATGCACGTTATCAATGTACGCAACGTTCACGACGCGTTGCCGGAAGCACTGCGCGAGCTGGCCCGACTGCCCAACGGTGGCGTGCAGCGAGAGACGCGCAACGGCGCCGTGCGCATGTTCCCCATGCCAGTCACCACGGTGTACAGCGAGCCAACCGAGCGGGTTATGTTCCACCCGGAACGCGACTGCAACCCGTTCTTCCACCTATACGAGAGCCTGTGGATGTTGGCCGGAAGGCGAGACGTGAAGAGCGTTGCGCACTATGTCAAGCGCATGGCCGACTTTAGCGATGATGGTGTGAACTTCCATGCAGCCTACGGCTACCGCTGGCGCAAGCACTTCAAATTCGACCAGATCAGTCGCATCATCAAAGCGCTGAGCACCAACCCAGATGACCGCCGCTGCGTGCTCCAGATGTGGGACGCCAAGGTCGACCTTGGGCAGGAGGGCAAGGACTTCCCCTGCAACACCATCGCCACGTTCAGCGTCAACTGGCTTGGCAAAGTTGACATGACCGTGTTCAACCGCTCCAATGATATCGTGTGGGGCGCTTACGGCGCCAACGCTGTGCACTTCTCCATGCTGCAGGAATACATTGCAGCCTCGATCGGCCGGGAGACCGGCATGTACTTTCAAGTCTCAACCAATTTCCACGGCTACCTTCAGACGTTGGAGCCCGTGCTTGAGCTTGTGAACTCATACGACAATCCGTACAAGATGGACGAAGTGAAGCCCTTCCCGATCATGACCGAAGGGCAAGCGGCGTTCGACCTGGACCTGTCAACGTACCTGGCACGTGGGCCAATCGTCGGCTTCAGCACCGCGTTCTTCCGGAAGGTTGTAACGCCAATGCATTGGGCGCACGAGGCCTACAAGGCCGGTGGCGTCGATCGTTTCATCAATGCCATGGAAATCCTGAACCAATGCGAGGCCACTGACTGGCGCCGCGCGGCGATGGAGTGGATCATAAGGAGGCAACTCAATGCACAACGTTTCCGTTAAGAAGCTCGCCGAAAGCGTCGTCCAGAGCCGCTCCGGCGGCAAGGTGGAGCGCTGCCACGGCCTCCCACACCATGGCACCTACAGCAACGCGGCGCACCAATGGGGCGTGGCCATGCTGATGCATTACCTCTGGCCGGATGACTTTCCGCGCCTCGCGCTGGTGTGCCTCTCGCACGACGTTCCGGAAGCCTGGGTAGGCGACATTCCGGCGCCGACGTGCCGCTATATGCCTGGGCTAAAGGAAGGCCTGAACGAAGCGGAGGGCAACATCAACGAGGACCTGCTGCTGCCTGCTGAGCACAAGCTAGAGGCGATCGACTACGCCAAGCTGAAGTGCTGCGACCGGCTTGAGTTCTGGCTTTGGTGCTGTGAGCAGGAGCTCTACGGCAACCTCTACGCCAAGGAAGGCCGCAAGGAGATCGAACGCTACTTCGTCGAGGTGCCGCTGCTTCCTGAAGCCCAGGAGCTGTTCATGGAAATGCGTTCCATGGACCTGCTGCCGGTGCAGGCTGGTGTTATGAAGGCCGCGTTCGGCGGATGAAGATAGAGCTCGCACCAGTGCGCGCCGAAGACGGAAGCGTGTTGCTCTTTGACATCTTCGTCGATGGCGTTTGGCACGGGTCGCGGAGGCTTGAACGTCACTGCATTCAATATTTACGGGAGCTGAAACATGTCCGCTAATTCAAAACAAATCGGTGGGAGCCACTACGCCGCGTCGCTTCAACATTGGGACATGATTGAAGAACACGGTATTGGCTACCTCGAAGGCTGTGCCTCGAAGTATGTCAGCCGCTGGCGCAAGAAGAACGGCCTCCAGGACCTGGAGAAGGGCCTGCACTATACCGAGAAGCTGATTGAGCTCGCCATGCCGATCCAAGGACGCCACACGCGGCATCCCCGCGGCATCGTTCCGTTGGACGTTATTCAACGGTTCGTGATTGCCAACGAATTGGAGTTCATCGATCATGCCATCCTCACCGGACTTCTCCGGTGGAAGGAAGTTTCCGAGCTTCAACTCGCTGCGGTTCATTTCCAGCAGCTCATTCAAGAGGTTAAGAATGGCACGGCACACAAGGTATGAGGCTATCCATCATTTCGTCAGCGAAGAAAGTCGGGCGGCTTTTCTGGAGTTGACAAATGGTTTGCTCCGGAAGGACGCTGGCGAATATGTTCATACGCGCACAGGTGACCCGGAAGACGAGCAGTTTCATTACCAACGGCGCCTTGGTATAGCTCTGTTGACCGCGTTCAAGCGCCCTAATCAGAGCGTTGAGCTCGAAGACTTCATGATTGCAGCTGCGGACTTTAAGTATCACAGCGTTGCCAGCGTGAAAAGTTATCTGCATGAAATGGCTAACGAGGGTGTTGTGGCTTCGCATGGGCGTGGGCATAACTCTTGGTATCTCACGAAAGAATTTAAGAATGACCCAGCTTCCCCTGTTCGCTCCGACGTCGACGTGGTCGCCACCCGACATGAGCTGCCTTCCGGACTGGAGCTCAGCGAAGCGGGTAGCCATCGATGTGGAGACCAAGGACATTCACATCAAGACCCTGGGCATCGGGGTTAGGCGCGGCGGTTACATCACTGGCTACTCGTTCGCGATCGAGGATGGCCCCAAGCACTACCTGCCTGTTCGGCACGCTGGTGGCGACAACCTGGACGCCATTCAGGTTCGGCGCTACCTTCGGGCGCAGGCAGAGAAATTCAAGGGTGACTTCGTCGGCGCGAACCTCGCGTACGACATGGACTACATGCTCTCCGAGGGCATTGATTGGAAGCACGTGCGCTACTGGCGCGACGTGCAGGTGGCTGCACCGCTAATCAACGAGCTCCACGACCGCTTCAGCCTGCAGCACATCTGCGAGCGCTATGGCTTGCCGGGCAAGGACGAGGCCGTTCTGCGTGAGGCAGCGCGTGCCTACAACGTCGATCCGAAAGGTGGCATGTGGCAGCTTCCAGCCCGCTTTGTTGGGCAGTATGCAGAGGCCGATTGCGAGCAGCCACTGCTGGTATCACGGAAACAAGAACGGGAGATCGACGATGAAGGGCTGTGGAAAATCTATAACCTTGAAAGTCAGGTGCTCCCGGTGCTCGTCCGGATGCGGCGACGTGGTGTGCTTATCGATCAAACGAAGCTGGAGCAGATCGAAAACTGGTCCCTCGCCCAAGAGGCAGCAGCGCTTGACCAAGTTCGAGCAGCGACTGGTGTCAAGATTAATGTCGGAGACGTTTGGAAGGGCGATGTTCTTGCTCCCGCGCTCGAAGCAATTGGTATCAAGCTTGAGCGTACTGCAAACGGTAAGCCCTCCATTCGCAAGGATGTGCTAGCCGACGTCAACCACCCGGTGGCCGACGCGTTGGCTCGTGCGCGCAAGGTGAACAAGCTGCGCACCACGTTCGCTGCCTCCATCCGCCGTTATATGACCAATGGCCGCATTCACTGCACGTTCCACCAGATCGCGCGAGAGGACGAAGACACGGGCGACCAACGCGGCGCGCGCTATGGGCGCCTCAGCTGCGTCGACCCGAACATGCAGCAGCAACCAAGCCGCGACGAGTTTGCCAAGGAGTGGCGGTCGATCTACATCCCAGAGCCGGACACGCTTTGGGCCTCGAACGACTACAGCCAGCAAGAGCCACGCTGGACAACGCACTTCGCTGCAATCGCTAAGAAGGGTGGCCTTCCTGGCGCGCTGGAGGCCTGTGCTGCCTACCACGCGGACCCGCTGCTGGACAACCACCAGTTCATGGCGGACCTGACCAAGCTGCCCCGCAAGTTCGCGAAGAACATCTACCTTGGCCTCTGCTATGGTGAAGGTGGCGCAAAGCTGGCCCGCGACTGCGGCTTGCCTACTCGTTGGGCTTGCGCTCTGGGCGGATGGAAGAACAGGGAATTGTTCTACTTTGAAGACCGCAACGATGCGATAGCCAAACGCCAGGATGCAGGTGAGGGCTATGTTTTTGAAACCGCTGGCATCGAGGCACAGAAGATTATTGACACCTTTGACGAGCGTGCACCGTTCATCAAGCAGCTGGCGGACTTTGCCAAAGACCGCGCTAACAAGAACGGTTTCATCATCACGGGAGGCGGACGCAAACTGCACTTCCCGCAGAAGGTGGACGGAAGTTTTGATTGGTGTCACA